ACTGGAGCAACTGGTGCAGTAGGTAATATTGGAGCGACTGGAGCAACTGGTGCAGTAGGTAATATTGGAGCGACTGGAGCAACTGGTGCAGTAGGTAATATTGGAGCGACTGGAGCAACTGGTTCTGGTGCAACTGGTGCGACAGGAGCAATGGGTTCAACAGGAACAGCTTTTAAATACGCTTCGAATGTAAACGATTCTTATCCTGGAGGAGGATCAAATGATCCTGTAGGATATCTTAATTATTACTTCCCAACGACTCAGATCAACGCTACTGTGCTTGATGGTTTTACAGGAGACATTTGGTATTATATTGGTGGAACTCCAGGTTTCGAGTGGACGTTAGGTTCTAATGTTAAGGGGGCTACTGGACTCAGAGGAGCTACAGGTGCTACTGGACCTAGAGGAGCTACTGGCGCAACAGGTGCTATAGGTCTTAGTGGATCAACAGGTGCCACAGGCGCTGGAGCAACTGGAGCTACTGGTGCTGTAGGAAACACTGGGTCTACAGGCGCGACTGGTCCTCAAGGAATTCCTAATACAGGAGAGTTAGATTTAAGGTACGTTCAGCTAACAGGTAATCAAATTATTTCTGGAAATAAAAATTTTATTAATAATGTAACAATACAAGGAACCGGAATATTTAATTCTTTAGATTTAAGTAACGCTGCTCAACTTGAATTTTCTGGAGTAGACATTAGACTAATCAATTCTATTGTTAGCGGACTTATTATTACGGGATCTCGTCCTATAGTTAATGGCACTGGAGTATTACTTAGCGGAGAAGCTGGTATTCTTCCTACGCTTACTCCAAATCAAGTACTTTTCACTAATAATTTAGGGAATATCACTGGATCTAATGATTTTAGATATTTAAATGCAGGATTATATGGTAGCGGAATATATATATCAGGAAATATATTTGCAAATCAAACAGGAATATTTAATGCTCTGGATATAAATAATATTGATACGCTTTCATTATCTGGATTAGAAAGTTTAAGTATAATTAATAGCACCGGTTTTTCAATAATAAATAGTGATCTTGTAATATCTGGATCAAATGTCAATTTAAATGTTAGACCAAGAGTAAATGGTTCTGGCGTGTTATTAATAGGCGAAGCGAATATACTACCTTCAACTATAGTATATACAACAGGAGTACAGACTATAACATCTAGTAAAAATTTTACTGTTAGACCAACAGTTCAAGGAACAGGTGTTATACTTAGCGGAGAAATTGCAGCCCTTCCATCAACAGTAGTTTATACAACAGGCGATCAAAACATATTTGGTTTAAAAACATTTAATATTGATGATAAAAAAATAATATTAAATCCAACTGGCTCTCAAAATGTATTTTATTTAGCCGCAACCTCAGGCATTTCTATTTTTGATTTGATAGGTACTCAAAATGGTATAGATTATGAGCTTTATGCAGGGCAAAATACTCCATTAATTAGTGGTTCTCCTAAACTTGATATCGTCAGTAATATATTAATAGCTAGTAATCCACCATCAACTACTGGGGATCTTGGCTTAAAAGGAAGTATTACTTGGGATACAGGATATTTATATATATGTATAGATTCTAATAGCTGGAAAAGGATCGCTTTAAATACATGGTAAAGGTGTAATATATTTATATGTCAACGCAAAATGTAAAAGATTTTAATACAGTTAGTCTTTTAAATCTACGAACTGATTCTATATTATCAATACAAAATAATGAATTGATTCGTTTAAATGCAGATAATACGACTATTAGTGGTGTTGGTAATTTAAGTACAAATAATATTAATATTACTGGTTCTTTTACATCTTTAAATCGTCCCGTTATTAATAATACTGGAGTAATGTTAAGTGGAGAAGCTCCTCCTCCTAATATAGAAGCTGCCTCTTTCTCTTGGAGCTCATCATATGCAAATTTAACAAATAATACAGATACCACTATGCCATTAAATTTAACTTTGTTTAATACAGATGCAAGCACGTATATTCTTAATAACAATAGAATTGGGATTAGATCTACAGGATGGTATGAATTTACTACAAACTTAAAATTTTATGATATGCATACAAATGTTGTATTTTTAACAAAACTAATGTATTCGCCCACTCCTATCTCTGCATTAACTATGGTTACATTAATGAGCAGACAAATCGGGAATGGAGTTGCTCCTATCGCAGGAGTTGCTCAACCAAGTGCAGAAAGAGGTTGGTCAGATACAGTATTAGTCCAAGTAGCTTTAACTGGACATTATGCAATAGTTCTTAATCCAAACAGCAATTCTCCTTATCCTTCAAATACGGACTCAAGTGAACCAAGAGTGACCGTGAAAAAAATACATTATTAATTTTATGAAACTATACGGCATTTTTAATTTAAACGATAATAATAAATTATTAAGATATTCAACAGATCTTCAAGCAGAAAGAACTTACATTTGGAATGATCCAGTCTCCAAGTCTGAATTAACAATACATGAGATCTGTCTCCCTGATATAGAATATTCAGAGCAATATATTGGTAAAAAATATAATATAGAAACTGGCATTTTTGAAGAGTAAATTTATTCTCTGATAGTAATTATCTAATATAATAATATAGTGTAATTTAATATACTATGACTAATAAAATTGTTGATATAGCAGACGAGCTTTTTCGTGAACTTGGCGAGCCAGATGATATAAGTGTTCCTTCTATAGCTTTTTGGCTAAGAACCAACATTGGCGCTTTAAATGTCGTTTTAAATAAACCTTATACTATTAATATTTCATCTCTTGAAGTAGAAGACACATCAACCGACCCATTTGGAATAAATGAAAAAGTAATATTTAAAAAATTATATACAATACATTATTATGACCGTCAATTAAGAAAAACTCTTGTTAGCGTTAATCTTGATAGTGTTGTTAGCATTTCTGATGAGGGTAGTTCTGTTACAAAAGTAAATAAAAATGAATTAAGCAAAACCTTTGCTAGTATTAAAAAGCAAGAGATGCTTGAACTATCTGATATGCTCAAATCTTATTCAACTAATGAGATTACTCCGTTGCAAGTTGTAGGAGACGATACAATTCCTGGATTATCAACTGGGGGAGATCAATCTGTTAATATCTATAATAGGTCAATATAATGCCAAGCCTTCTTTCAGATATAGAGATTACAAACGCAACAGGAGTAATGGGTGATCTTTTTGATACATTCTCTAGGCCAATCATAGTCTACAAAGAACCAAAAAAAATAATTAATCAAGTAGCTACAAATAGCCTTCCTGGATATGGAGAAGCAGCAATTAAACAAAATATAACTTATATTCCTGTTAGTGGCGTTTTTGAAGCTAAAGTAAAATATAACCCAAAACAAGAGCTTGAACTCTTGCCAGAATTAAAAAGTAGAGTCAGCAAAGGTATAGTAAAAATCAGAGTTCAAAGAGAAGCTAGAGATTTTATTGTTAAAAATGGTAAAACAGAAAAAATCATGATTGATAATAAGCCATTTAATGTTGTAACAGATGATACTATGAAGCGTTTTCTTACATCTGAATATTTTGTTTTTTTCTTAGAGGCTGCATCATAATGAAATTTAAATTAAATAGAAATGCATTATCTAAATCAGTATCCACAAATTCAAGAGTTGTGAAAATTATTCGCGAACAAGTAAAACAATTAGTAGAAGAATATGTAGAAAAAAATAAACAACAAATGGTAGATGAATTTGACAATCATCCTGTTACAAAAGAGATTGATAATGGTCCAGATGCAACAAATATATCTAATACTCTTGGTGGAGAAGGAAATCTTTTCAGTTATATAGGATTTAATGAGGGGAGTAATCCAACAGAGATTATAAAAGATATTCTTACTAATGATGTAAGAGTAGAAAATAAACCCACAATCCAAACCGCTGGTAAAGATTTAAAAATAAGTTTCCCCATATCTGGACCAACTTTAAATGAAATAGAATCTGTTACTCCTATGCCATTTGAAGGCGGCAGAAGTTGGGTTCGCGGAATTGAAAAGGGTATTTCTGGATTTAGTTACTATGTATTTAAAAAATATCTTAAAGGTAGTCGTTCTGGTACAGGACTTCAAGGGGAATATGAAATCCGCACAGGTTCATTTAAACCTACATCATATGTGTCAGCAATTTTAAAGAAATTTTATTCAAAGGTTAATGCTAAATTTAATGTATGAAAGCTCAATTTGAAAACATATTAATGAGTAGCATGATACTTTGGTTTGATCATACATTGGTCAAAAAGGGCGAAGCATTTTCTAATTATGATAGTGAATTTTATCCTATTACAAATATATTTAATGGATATTATAGTTATGGTGCTCCTTTTAGAAACTTAATTAGAGATGAATCTATAACTGGCGCTAATATTATTAGTGGTGTTTATATTAATAATACATTTATTACTACTGGTCAAAGTGGGCTAGTAGCTATTAATGCAGATCAAGGACAATTATATTTTGATACTGACCAATCCTCTGAGACTATAAGCGGAGCTTATGCTGTTAAAGATTATGGCATATATCTTACTAACGAAAATGAAGAAAAGATATTATTTGAAACAAAATTTAATTTAAATCCAAAGACATTTGAAAGTCCTACTGGTTTACCTATTAATTCTCAAACATATCCAGCAATTTACCTCAAAAATAATGGCGGTAATAATGAGCCATTAGCTTTTGGTGGTTTAGATAGCACTAATATTAATGTACGAGCTATAGTGATATCAGACTCTATATTTAGTATGGACGCAGTTACTAGCATATTTAAAGATGTGGTTCGCACATATATTCCTCTTATTCAGCCAAATGAAATGCCTTTTAATAGCTTAAATGGTCTTAAATCTGGCTATAATTATGATCTTTTAACCACAGGTAGAGCAGGCACCTCTAATAGCGCATATATAAAAAACATATATATTAGCAAAAATGTAGTTAATAGAAGTCAATATCAAGATCTTAATCCAGATGCAATATCTTCATTTATTGATTTTGAGCTAGAAGTCTATAGATATCCAAGATTATAAGTATAAAAAAATAAGTTAAAATACAAGAAATTAAGTGTAAATAAAGTAAATATAGGAGAATTTTAATATGGCAAGAAATAGAATTATTTATCAATCTGAAGCCCTCTATGCAGGACCAAGTCCAGCAACGGGTAATCATTTTACAGACCAACAATTAGAGTCTGGCACTTTAGTTAAACAATTACATCGTGTTCAAAGCGCTAATTACAGTTTCAATATAGCTCGTCAAGACGTTAACCAATTTGGTGAGCTTGCAGCTATTGACCGCGTTATTCTAGAGTCACCAACAGTTTCTTTAGACTTTAGTTATTTACTAAATAGTTTAGCTAACGAAGAAGAACTTGGTTTTGCACCACTAGACGGCAGCTCTTCTTGTATTTCTGGAATCTTAAATAAAACTCAAGACGAAAGAAATTATTTTATTCGTACAGTAAGTGAGGGCACAGACGCTCTAGGAGTTGGTTCTGGCTTAGCTAATCAAAGCGTTATCGGTATTGGTAACGGATTTATTAGCTCTTATTCTACAGAAGGTTCTGTTGGTAATTTCCCAACAGTAACAGTTAATGTAGAAGCTCTTAATATGGCTTTTGATGCAGGTGTCACAGGAAATCACATTCCAGCTGTTGATCCAACAAACGGAGCCAAACTTACTGGTATTAAATATGCTCTATCAAATGCTGTAAGTTCAATCGGCGCTGCAGGCGTTAGTGCTCTTCGTCCAGGAGATATTACTCTTGAGCTAGGAGAGTTTGAAAGCGATAATAATGCCGGAACAAAAATTAATGATGCTAAGATTCAAAGTTATACATTAAGCTTCGATCTTGCTCGTGAACCACTCCAAAAGTTAGGCAGCAAATTCGCATTTGCTCGTGAAATTACATTCCCAGTAACCGTAACATTATCTGTTGACGCATTGCTCGGTGATCTAACAACTGGAAATCTATCAGATATCGTTACTGCAGATAAAAATTATGATATGAGTGTTACCCTAAGAAATCCAACTGATTCTACAGTTGCAGCAAAGTACACACTCAAGCGCGCTAAACTAGATAGTCAAGAGTTTAGTAGTTCTATCGGTGATAACAAATCTGTAACATTAACATTCTCTTCTCAAATTGGCGGTCCAAATCAAACTGATCGTGGATTGTTCATGAGCGGAGTTAAAGATTAATATATAGATAGATAAATAATTAAACTTAATACCCCGTCAAGATAAACTTGGCGGGGTATTTTTTTGGTGTAATCTATAGTAAGGAAAAAGGTAAAATATTATGGAAAAAGGTGACCCAAAATTAAGGGAATATGTATTATTCCAATTTCGTAGAAAAATTACTAATTTATATAAACATTGTCTTTTTATTCTTGAAGATGCTGTAAATTCTCAATATAATATGGATAATGAATCGTATCAAAAATATCGCAAAAGAATATTGGATCACGGAAATGATACTATTCGAGAAATAGAAGAGGAACTGGAGAAATTTGATTTTAATCTAAAATGAAGAAAATGTTCTTTAAATTTTCAGAAGAAGCAGTTATTCGTAATAATCTTGAATTGCAAACAATTCAAAGATCTCTTAAAGAATATGGGGTGCTAAAACCCACTTTTGAAGTGATAACAAATCCAAATTTTTTAAGTAAAAATTACGACAGATGGAATAAGGATAAACAAAATAAATTTATATCTCTACTAGGAGGTAGAGTGCAATTTAAAAAAATAAAAAAATATATAGAATCAATTGAAAGGAATAAGGAATATGAAAAAGCTATTTGAATTTATTGTACCAAAAGAGATCGAAGTCGAAGAGACCGAGATCACAAAAAATGAAAAAGGCGAAGAAATCAAAACGACTAAAAAAATTAAAAAGAAAGAGCAAGTTAAGATTTTTCTTCGCAAACCAACTCGTGCACTTTTTGACGAAGCAGAGTTGTTTTATGGTGTTCGTTTATCAGAAGGTATTAAAGCTGGTCTTTTAACTAGAGCTTTATTGTCTAAAAGATTCACTAATGATGGCGGAGTTCTTAGCGAAGAGGAAAAGAATGTGTACGCAACTTTGTACGTTGCTCTTTTTGAAAGACAAAACGAGTTCCAAAAACTTAGCATTAAAGATGAAAGCGAAAAAACAGAACAAGAAAAAGCTAGATACAAAGAAGTTGTTGCAGAGCTAACAGAATTACGAACTCAAATTCAAGATTTTGAAACAGCTCAAGCAAGTCTTTTTGATCAAACCGCAGAGAATAGAGCAAGGAATAAAACTATCCTCTGGTGGGTATTACAATTAGCTTATGCTATTGATGATAAAGGTCAAGAATATCCTTTCTTTGGAGAAGGTGATTATTTTTCTAAAATAAGAATTTACGATACTATTGAGGAGAGTGGAAACGAATTTGAAGAATTAGTTTGTCGTAAATTAGCTTATTTCGTTAGTTTTTGGTATGTGGGTCGTGCGTCTTCTCAAGAAGAATTTGAAAGACTTGCGGCTGCTACATTAGAAGTAGATGAGTCTTCAATACAATCTAAAGGCGAAGCTAAAATTACAGACAAGAATGAATGACCGATCCAAATCTAAAGATTATTTTTTCTGAAATAATCAAGGGATATTCTAAAAAGAATATCGAAGGGATTGGGACTTTATTTTTTAAGCATATAAATAATCATGACTCTGCTGATATAGACATTTATAATCAGCAATTTTCTGATAAAGCTAAGGCAATGGGTTTGCCTACATCCAAAGAGCAAGAAGATTATTTGATAAAAGAAGGTCTTTGGTCAGAAGATAAAAATAAAAGAATAATAGAATTACAAAAATTTATATCTAATCTAAAAACTACTAAAAGCAAGCTCTTTTTAAAAGCTCAAATAGATCAAATTAATAATGAAATAGATAAAAATGATGCAGAGTTAAAGGCTTTAAAATATGAAAAGAAAGATCTCATAGGATATACAGTAGAAGAATATACATTTAAAAAGATAAATGAATATTATATGTATGTTTCTTTATTTAAAGATGAGAAATTAAATCAAAGATTCTTTAAAGAAGAAGACTACGAAGAGTTAGATAACAAAGATATAGCTTTATTAATTAAAGGTTATAATGAAGTTAATGATAAATTTAATGATAGAAATCTAAAGAAGATAAGTTTGGCTGGATATTTTTCTAATGTATTTTATTTAAGCAATGATGATCCATATGTATTTTATGGAAGACCTCTCGTAGAATTAAGTTTTTATCAAATTGAGCTATTTAGCTATGGTAAATATTTTAAAGCTATTATTTCAAATGCAAAAACAAAGCCTCCTCAATATTTAATGACTGATCCTGATGGATTAATAGAATGGTTTGAAGGAAGCAAAAATGTTGAAGATGTACTTAACAAGAACAGCAAGTTAACTCAAAAAGATAATGTTGCCTCTTCTATTGTAGGAGCTACAGAAGAAGATCTTAAGAGGTTAGGTATTAAAAATGATGATAAATCAACAGATATTGATCTAGCCAAGGAAGCAGCTAAAAAGGGCGGAAAATTAGACATGCAAGACCTCATAAAATTGCATGGTTTATAAGCAGAATATTATATATACTAGCCTAATATTTTTCCAATAAATGTGTAATTTATGATAGGAAAAAGGTTATTATGGCTCAAAATATTGGCGAAGCGCAGATTAATCTATCAGTTAATACTTCCCAAATGGAAAGGGAAGTCTCAGCAGCTTTAAAAAGACTAGAAAGTAGAGGGTTTAATTTAGGACAAGGAATTAATTCTAGAGCTTTTACTCAACCTTTAGGTAGAATTACAGGGGCAGCAAATGAGTTTCAAAAATCGTTAGATGCATCTAATGCTCGTGTTATTGCATTCGGTGCTTCTGCAGGAGCAATATATAGTGTTCAAAGAGCATTTACAGCTTTAATATCAAGTACGATAGAAGTACAAAAATCATTAACAGATATTAATGTTATATTAAATGCGGGCACAAAGACTTTAAGTCAATTTGGAGATCAATTATTTGAGATCGCGAAAAATAGTGGTCAAACATTTGCTACAGTCGCTACAGCAGCAGGAGAACTTGCTCGTCAAGGTTTAACCTTGGAGCAGACATTAAAAAGAACTAGTGATGCTTTAATTTTGGCGCGTCTTTCAGGTTTAGATGCAGCTTCGAGTGTAGAAGCTTTAACAGCTTCAATTAATTCTTTTAATCAATCTGCTTTAGATTCTACTCAGATTGTTAATAAATTGGCTAGTGTTGATGCGGCTTTCGCAGTCAGTTCTGCAGATCTTGCGGAAGCGTTAAAGCGAGTTGGTAGTTCAGCTCAAGACGTTGGTGTTAGTTTTGATGAGCTATTAGCTATTGTTGCAAGCGTTAATCAAACAACTGCAAGAGGTGGAGCAGTTATTGGAAATTCATTAAAAACAATTTTTACAAGAGTACAAAGAACAGATGTATTAGATCAATTAGAAGCTCTTGGAATAGCTGTTAGAGATTTAAATGGAAATACAGCTCCAGCAATTCAAATTTTAACAGGTCTTGCTCAAAAATTTGATCAACTTGGAGATGCTCAAAGATCTCAACTTGCAGAACTAGTTGGCGGTGTTTTTCAAATTAACGTTTTAAAAGCAGCTTTAGGAGACTTAAGCAAAGAATATTCTATATATGGAAATGCGCTAAAAACAGCTACAAATGCAAGTGATGAAGCTATTAGAAGAAATGAAGAATTAAATAAAACTTTAGCAGCTTTATTAAATAAAACTCTTGCAAATTTAACAAAAGTTGGAAGTGAGATTGGAGCTTTAAGTTTTCAACCAGCAATAGAAAAAGTTTTAGGAGGACTGAATACAGCTTTAGAATCATTTGATGTAAAAGGAGATAGTATTGGAAGCAAGATAGGCAAAGGCATTTTCGAAGGAATTGGTTCGTTTATCTCTGGTCCTGGACTTGCATTATTAATTGGAGTATTTGGAAAAATATTCTTAAATCTTGCAAAATTTACTACAGACGCAGTAAAAACAGTCTTAGGTTTAAATCGAGAAGCTCAAACTCAAGCGCAATTACAAGAAAGAATTAATTCTATACTAGCTCAAAATCCAGCTCTTGTTCAAAACATCTTAAACAAACAAGTATCTCTTTTACAAGTGGAAAAAGATATTCTTACGATCATACAAGCTCAAACCCAAGCTCGTCAGCAATCTACTGCAATTGCTACTACTCTAACTCGTGGTTTAATTTCTAAAGGAGTAACATCTGAAAAAGGTGTTATTAGATCTAAGAGTAGAGGTTTTATTCCTAATTTTAGTACAAATAAAGAAATTATGGGAGCAATATCTGGTGGTTATATGCCTGGACAAGTTAGATCAATGAATATTCCAAATTATGGTAGAGTTATATATAATGATGCAGAAACAGTAAAAAAATTCTCAGGATTAAAACAACCAGGTATTATGCCTCCAGAAGGTAGTGATGCTGGCAAAAATTATAAACAAAAATTTAAAGATAAGTATGGCATTGATCCTTATGCAAGCAGCGGGTTTATTCCTAATTTTGCAGGTAGACCTGCAACAAATTCTCAAATTGCCAGCATGATTGATCAAGGATATGTAAGAGTTACAGGCAATGAATTAAAAAGCTATTTAAAAGGTGCAGGTGGAGTGCTTGATCCAAAAAAAGCTATTCAATTTGGAGCAATAACAAGATATGATGAAACTTGGGTACCAGAAAGAAAATTTAATAAATTAGTTTATTCATCTAAAGCAGATTTAGAATCAATTGCAAAAAAGAAAGGGGGCGTTTTTGAAGATAAAGGAGGAGTACCTTTAGATTATGCTCTTGTATATCCTGGTTTCCAAGAAAGCAACAGATTTCCTACAAAAGGCAAAACAAGTAGAGGAAAAAATATAGGATTTTATGCTGTGCCATTTCCAGGACAATTAAAAAATAAGAAAAATGCTTTAGTTGGACCTGGAGTTTATGGTAATGCAATTAATGCTCTCGTAGATTCATCTGCTAGCTTTTTAACTGGTCTTGCTGGAGTTAGTCCAAGTGTTGTTAATTCTTCTAAATTTAAAAGATATTTAAAAAGTAATATAACTCAAGATCAGCTTGGCACTCTCGTAGGAAATGTTTTTGAAGGAGGTATTCTTGCTGCGCTAGAAATCGCTCCATCTGATCGTACAAGAGTGCTTGATCTAACAGCTGGAGAACTTCAAAAGGTAGGACAAACATTTAAGATTTCTTCTTTATCTGCTGGAGATTTTCTTGGTGGAGATTTTAAGAATTCTCTTTCAGTTGGAAATCGCAATAGTATGGCAGATAAAATTGTTAATAGTGGCATGAGAAAAGCTCTTGGTTTTATTCCTAATTTCTCTCCAATAGAAAAAGCTTTAAAAACAGAGAATAGGATGGGTGGTAAAGGAGTTTTAGATTATCAACAGGGAGTCGGATTATATGTAAGAGATGGTAAAACTCAACCAAATTTTGCAGCAGTAATGAAAGATCATCCAGAAGGCATTCAAAATGCAATTCAAAACTCTAGACAAATGCAGAAATTAGTTTCAAATGGTTTTATACCTAATTTTGCGCCAGCTGGGTTTGACCCAATGACATTATTTTTTACTATGCAAAGCTTTATGGGTATGGGGCAAAACGATATGAGCGAAGCCGTAATGAAAGAAGAGAGGAATAAGCTCGCTCAAATATTAAGAGAAAGAAGAGCTGCACAACAATTATTAGCTCAGGCAGAAAAAGCAGAGATTAAAGATCAAAAATTAATAACAACTCTCACAAATGAAAAAGCAGAATTTGAAGCGGCTGAAAGTAGGCAACGATCTTCTATGCAAAATCAAATGGGAGTTCTAGCAAGAAACCCAAGAGGCAGAATAGTTGGAGGTTTTGGAGGTGCAGCTGGTAGATTTGCTGGAAGATATGGCACAGGAATAGCATTAGCTGCTCCATTATTAACTGGAATAGCTAGTGAATTCGTTGGAGATGATGTTACTCGCGGTGGTAGAGCAACTAAAGCTGGAGTGACAGGCTTAGGTAGTATAGCTTCTTATGCTGGTATTGGAGCAATGATAGGAAGCGCTATACCAGGTTTAGGTACAGGTGCAGGAGCTTTAATTGGAGGTGGATTAGGAGCAATTTCTGCAACGACTAATGCGATAAAAGAATTTAATGACATAATGCCAGAGTTGAAAGCCAAAGCAGAAAAAGCTCAAGAAGGTTTAAATAATGTAAATGCAGCTACTCAACTACTTTCTACGTCTTTAGAAACTCTTTCCAGTATTCAAAATAATACGTCTTTAAGTTCAGAACAAAGAGTAAGACTACAAGAAAAAGCAACTGAAGATCTTGCTAATAGTATAGCTAAATTGAATGAAGCTCTTCCAGGATCAGCAGCTGAAATAGAAAATCTTTATAGAAAAGTCGGAGATACCGCAGAATTAAGGACTAAAATTTCAGAACTTCAAGCAGAAGCTCAAAAATCTTCTCAAGCAATATTATCCGGTACAAGAGCTGTTGCAAGTTCGAAAAAATTTGAAGATTTAGTTGGGCCTGGATTTTTTGAAGGATTTTATGGTTTACTTGGAGAAACAGAGACTGTGCAAGAGAGGTATAAAGGATTAAAACCATCAGAAAGAGCCCAACTTAATCAAGATATAACAAGTGGAGCAGAGAGTATATCTGGATTATTTAATAATTTAAGTAATACAGAAAGAAATATTCAAAGTTCAAAAATTCAGGAGTTAGTAACAACATTTAATTCTAAAGGTCTTACAGGTCTAAAAGACCTTATATCTGGGCTTGTAAAAAATGGAGAAGATGCAGCGTATATAACAGAAATACTTAATGAAATTAATCCAGACGCATTAGAGAGGTATTTTAATAAATGGCTAGAATTACAAAAATCTGCAGAAAGAACAGAAAAGTTAATAGCCGATACAAATGCAAAATTTGCTAGAGGTGAAGTACCTATAACTAGAATTGAAGATCTTCAAAGACAATTTGCTTTGCCTGGAGGAATTACTCCTGCTGCTTTAGGAAGAATTGATTTTAATAAAATGGAGCAAAATTTAAGTGGTCAAAAAAATCTAAACTTTGCTGAGCAATTTGCTACAGGATATAGAGAATTAAGTGATTCGTTAGGGTATGGAGCAGATAGAATAAAATATTTAAGTGAATATACACAACAAGCCGCAGAGATACAAAAAGATTGGAATAATGGAGCAATTTCAACTACTCAAGCTTTTGAAAGATTAAAAATAGCAATAGATAAAGTTAATTTCGAAAAAAATGCACCATTTATGTTTTCTGGGGAAAGAGCCCAAGCAAGACAAGGTATATTAGAGAGACAATTAAAGCAGGGTAAGTTTGCTGAAGGATTAGATCCATTAAATTCATTCTTTGATCGTTTTGGAGATAACGCAGCTACAACAGCAGATAAAATAAATAAATCTTTTGGTAATTTAGCAGAAAACTTACAAACTGGATTTGAAGACGCATTTGGAGCATTTGTTGATGGAACAAAAACTGCCGACCAAGCATTCAAAGATATGCTATTAAGCATATCTCAACAGATTATTAAAGAACAATTTAGTATTGGCATGAGAAGTCTTCTTGGAGCATTTACTGGAGGTGGTGGTTTTGGTTCTACTGGTGGTGGAAACACAGGAGGATTTCTAGGTGGTATATTTAATAGTATATTTGGTGGTAAAGCAAAAGGTGGAATTATCAAGAAGTATAGTGGAGGAGGTTATGTAGATGGTGGAAGTGGAGTAAAAGATGATGTACCAGCTATGCTTACAGATGGAGAATATGTATTGAGAAAAAGTGCTGTTAATAAGTATGGGATTAATGCGCTAAACATGTTAAATCAAGGAGGAATGATTAAAGGATATGCGGGGGGAGGTGGAATAGAAGGAAGAGGTTATCAACCTAGACCAGGAGAGAGAACTATGTCAGCATATATTAACTCTATCTTTTCTCGTGGAAGGGATGTTTCCAGCTATTTAAATGATCGATTTTTACAAGCTAACAATAACATGGTATATAGAGGCGGTAAAGGTGGAGATATGTTAAGTAAACCTGTCCCTTTTGAAAGGAGATTATCGCAAGGGGACGCCGTGGGTCGCTTGGCAGGCTTAGAAGGCAAGATAATTAAAGGCGAAGCTTTACATAGTACTCCGATGTTTAAACAGGCCGCAGGTTATGCAGGAACTTCACTTAATATATCATTTAGGAATATAGCAGGAAAACAATTTAGTGTTAGTAGCTCAACAACTGATCTACCACTAGCATCAAGAGCAGATATGGTTCAAAGTTTTTATAATTTAGGAGATTCACTTGTGATGCGTCCTGGACCTGGAGGAGGTTCTGTATATACTCAAGCTATGGGCATGGATGTATTTGGAATAAAACTAAAAGATTATATAAATGCACAAGTTTCAGATACGGTTTTAAATAATTTATCCCCAGAGGAAAGAAGACTTACTTCAATGACTTATACTGATGGATTAGAATTAGAGGCTAAAGGAGGGAGAAAAGGTCAAGCATTTTTAGTAAGAAGATATGGTGATGAAGCTGTACGATTGCCAGCACCTGCAAGAAAACGAATCAACCAAGAGATTAAAATGGGAAAAATATCTCAGCCAAGTTATATGCCCAAACCTCAAAGAGGCGCATATTTGGATAGTCAAATTCTCGCTAAATCTGCTAGAGGTTTAGGACCAACTTCAACGTTTTTTGATGATCTTGATATGGCAAGAAGTTATAGTGGCATAGGACAAACAACATTAGGTCCAAAACCTAATCTTGCTTCAACCATGGCGCCGTCATTAATGCAAACAGCAGCAAAACCTTCTTTATTAAGCAGAGGATTAAGTTTAACAAAAGGTTTAGCAGGAGGATTATTTCAAGGTTTAGCTTATGGACCAGCAACAGAATTTTTAAATCCATCTTCTTTAGGCCCGATTCAGGGAACATTACCATATCAATTAGAAACAGGTCAAATATCAATGAAACAATTTGGATTATTATCTAATATTGAAAAATCTGATAGAGCTATTTTTAATGCCATGAATAGACGATCTGCTGGCGGTAGAATTAAAGGATATGCAACAGGTGGAAGTATTAACGCTTTACTCGCAAATACTTATGATTTTTACGGTGCAGCTGGAGAGAAATTAAATGAATATTATATGCCTGAAGCGTTTAAAACAACCGTAAATGCCCCAGGAGAATTATCTAATGTTCCGGCTTTAACTGGTAGATTTAATATATCAGATTTATTAAGCAGCAGAAGCTTAATGGATGAAAATAATCCAATGAATGCACTAAGAACTCAGAGATTTCTTGGAATGCAAAGTTATCAAGAGCAAGCAGCTAATTTCAAAACTGGATATAATGAACAATATCGTCAAGTTGAAGAACAAAGAAAAGAAGCTCAACGTTTAGCAGACGAAGAAAATGCAAGAAGAAGAGCAGCTTATAATCAACAAAGAATGGGAACACTTATAGGTGGATTACTGAGCGTAGGATTTTCAGCGATTTCACCATTTCTAGGAGGTATGGGCGGAGGTGGAGGAGGAATACTTGGAGGAATACAAAATATAGCTCAGAATGTTGTGTCAGGTATATTTAGTGGCGCTGGTCAAAGTGGCGGATCTCAAACTATGAGCGCTTATCAAAAAGAAATGATAGCTAAACAAAATGAACAAGCCATAACCTCGTACCAAAATTATGGATTTAATGATTTTAGAAAACAAGCGAACCTTTTTCCTCAATTTGGAAATCAAGGTGGATTTGGAGGCGGATTTGGTGGCGGAATGGGAGGATCAAATTTTGCACCAACTTCAAGCATTGGAGGTTTTCAATTTGGAGTTGGATTAGGAGCTCCAGCTGGTTTTCAAACTTATTTTCAAAATGCACAACAAGATTATCTTTTAAATTTTGCTTCTCCTGTGGCTCCAATTGCTCCTGGTCGCAGTAATCTTGTTTATGATTTTCTAAATCAAAATACAAACCCTTTTGGTTATAGCAGAGGATATGCAAAAGGCGGATTAATTAGAGGATATCAAGATGGAGGAATAGCGAATCAATATTTACCTTCAAATGCTCTAAATTTACTAGTCAAAGGATCAGATGGAAAAACTTATACATTGGCTCAAATGGGTCTTACAACAAATAATACTTATGCAGATTTAGAAAGAATGGGAGGTCAAGCTTTTGGTGGAGGTTATAATAATCCAGAGCTAATTTATTTATTAAATGAAATGCAGTCTGGATTAGGATCTCAATTTAATAGAGTAACAGGAATCAATGATTTATTTCATATGAAAAAGCGAGCTCCTGGCACATCTCACAGAACAGGTTATAAAGCAGATTTTACTTTAAATGATTATAAAAATGGAAAAGAAAATATTATTAATTTCTTAAAAGGAAGAGGATTAAAACAAGGACAAGATTATGCTTTAACATATGAAGGCCCAGGAACACCTGGTTCTACAGGAACACATTTTGATTTTAAATTAAATAAGACGGGAGTAGCTAAGGTTGCTGCAATGATGAGTGGTATGCCTGTAGAAAATATAGCTATGATGCAAACTAACAGGCCAGTCATTGCGGGCGGTATACCATCAAGAACGGATTTACCTAATTATTTAGATTTACCTCTTTCTCCTAGCGCATCTTTTCCTGGGGCAAGCACTAATAATATAGCAGGAACTAATATATCTACTATTGGTCCTCAAGCTAATCCTTTCACTAGAATAAATCCAATTACTCGCGCTTTAACTCCGGATGGTCCAAGTCGTTCTAATCGTCCATATATTGGAAGTAGAGGAAGCCCAGTGGGTTCATTAATGAATCCAAATAAACCTACAGGTATACCTTCTCCTTTTTCATCTCGGGGAGTATTACCAAGTATGGGAAATCGAGGAGTTTTGCCAGCTAATCCAATTCAGCCTCAAACCGGAGATTTTCCTACTCGTGGAGTATTACCAAGCATGGGAAATCGAGGAGTTTTGCCAGCTACTCAGATTCCTGACATATCAAATCCTTATTTTGGCCCCACTAGAAGTCCTATTATGTATGATATGGGAGAAAATATTACAACAGCACCCAAAACAGTACAACCTTCACAGCCTCCTATGGGACCTAGCGCAAGAGCAACCACGCAGAACTTTGCTAAAAAAGTTAGTGAATATTTTCGTGATCCATTGGGTATACTTCCATCTGGTGGAGGATTAGGAAAAGGAGCGATTCCTACTATTTTCCCAGGTAGGGGTAATATTCCTACGATTGAATCTCCAGCTAATCTTCCATCAGCGGCGCAAAAGAATGGATTACCTTCTTCTCAAGTCAATGTTCCAGGAGCAAATCAAACACCGCTTGATCTTAGCGATCCAATCATAGCCGAATATGTAAAAAGTCAATCTCAACTTTTTGAAGAAGCAGCTCAGAATTCTATGATGCAACTTCCATATTTTAGAGACTTAAGAAATATGGTAGATATGGCGACTGGAAATGCACCAACCCTTTATCAAAGCATAGGAAGTTTATATGATGTAAAAAATAAAGGAGATTATGGTAAGTTAGCGGCAAGATTCTCTTCATTTTATGGTAATGATTTTAAAAATAGATACTCTTCATTTGGAGAAAGAGGATTTAATAATTATTTAAATTATATTGGTGCAAGTCCATTTTCATCCTTATCACAATTTAATGCATTTAAGTTCCCAATGACACCAAATATGTATAGTCCATTTGCATTCGGTAGTAGATATTTTGGCGGCTTTGGTGGAACAGGATATCAATCTGGTTTTAATTCATTAGGAACGCCATTTAGTAATTGGTTTTCTACAGGTAGCCGATTAGGAATAACTCCAAGTTGGGCAAGTAGAGCAACTGGAGGTATGATATATGGTGGTACATCATATAAAGACGATGTTCCAGCTATGCTAATGGGTGGAGAATATGTGATCCGCAAAGATGTTGTAGATAGAATGGGAGAGCCTTTTTTTAATCGTCTAAATAGAGGACAAGCGCAAGGATTTGCAGAAGGAGGCCCAGTAGGAACGAACTTGCCATCCGTTGGTATGGGACAAAATACACAGCAAGATAATTCTAGGAACCAATTTGTAGAATCAATTACTAAATTAGTTAAGTCTTTAGAGCAATTAAATAAAGGAATAGAAGAGCAGAATAGAGAAGGCAAAAATCAAGCAGAAAAAACAGCGGACAGTTCAGAGGCTGCTGGAGGAGTTACAAATAATATTAATATTAATGTTAATGTTGATCAAAACGGGAAAACAACAGATTCAACTACGCAACAAGATCAAAACTCTGGAACAGATCAAGAGACAGATCAAGAGAAATTTAAGAAAACAATGGAAAGATCTAGAGTCCTCGCAGAACTACTAAGACAACAAATATTAAAAGTACTAGTCGAAGAACAACGTCCAGGTGGAGTATTGTATCAAGGTACTAAAGGAAGAGACTTAGGACGTTAAATATTTTGATCGTTAATAAATACAAAAGTTTGAGATAATATATCTCCACTCTTATCAACTAAATGGATTTTAACAGCAAACATGTTACCATTCTTAATCCAAGAATCATAGTCTTTTGCAATCTTATCAAATAACTGAGTGCCTTTTTTAGAGAACGAAAAATCTGGAACAGATAAGTAAATAGGATATGTTTTAACAATATCATCAAATATATATGAGTCAATTAAGTCTGATCCTTTCCATGTGATATTATTTATATTATCTATATTCTTCATATATATTAATATCTTATCTAATCCTACATTATGCTCTGGATAGCAAACTATACCAAAATTAAGCGTATTATTTGAAATAGTTGGTTTCTTGTATTTTATTTGATGAATAGATTCGCTATAATCGAAAACTCTATATCTCCACGCTGCAGATCCAAAAACTCTATTTATAGTTCCATCTATTTTGCCAAAAGGATAATTATTTCCTTTCTGATCACCTATAAATTGTGATAATATATAAAATTGTTTATATGGCGCTCTAAGAACTATAGGATCAAAATCTTGAACACAGCACCCCTTTATACAATCTGTATTATTATTTAATAATGTATAAGGGCATTCCTTTAATATACTAAATTGATTATTATTTAGACTTGTAGCTAGAAGATAGATATCACCAAAGAAAGGTACATCATCTGGATCTTCAATAACTTTAAATTTAGTTGGGTATACCAAGAATGATATCATTTTCTTTGAATCAACTATGTTTTTTTGGTCTATAGATATTCCATCTAAAACAGGATCTGTATCTACCCCACAGGAAGATATAAATTTTGCTACAAAATAATGATAATTTGTTCCATTTACTTCTTTGATGCCTTTTTCTAGAATAGTATCTGTGCCCGATATACCTTGAACTATAAAATCCTCTGCGTCTGGAATATCTAATATGAATTCTACTATTGCATAAGCATCATCTTTTTGAATACCAGCACTAATAAATTTAACTGCTAGTATATTTTTTGCTTTAAAATAGTTTAAATCATAATTCACGCTTTTAAAATCTGCAGTATTTGGAGATTCTAAATCTCCTATATTACCAGGGTCATAGACTCCTAGGTAACTTTCACTGCCATATATTCCTGTGGTAGGAACATCTTCTGGCGCAAGGAATTCGTATGTGGCATTACTGATATATTTATAAGAATCTAAACATCTATAAGTAGTTTTATATTTATCTCCTATTAAGAAATTGTTATTGTCTTGAGCGTTAGCTAATGGAAAATAATCATAGAATTCTGGTCCAGAAGCAATTCCGTCGTATTCAAAATCTAACATTCTTGCTCCGCCTTTTTTAAGATAAGAATCTCTATAATTTTGATTAGGCCAAGCAATATAAGGAAAACTTTCTGGCGTAAAGAAATAAACAATTCCTTGATAACTTGCGGCAATCGTAGAAGTATAATTCTTTGTGTCTTTAATAAACTTATTTAAGGTTATATATTTATCAATTAGCTCTGTATTTTGAATATAATATTCTAAACCTTCATTTGTAAATCCAATTTCACTTAAATAAGCGTATAAAGAATATGATTGTATAGCGTTCAAGTAGTATATTTTTGCAGAGAAAATATTATCTTTTAGTAAAACACTATCTGGATTTAAATATGTTGTGATTCGATATTTAGTTTCTGTTTGAGAATCTATTAACTCAACAGAATAGTTCTTCTCCGTATTATTTTCTATTTTATCTAAATTTTTTAAGAATATAAAATCGTCAGAATAACTCTTAGTTTGTTTGATGTTTATATTTTGTTCATATTTTTGAGGTATAATCACTATAGATTCTAAACCAATATCAACAGGAAGCATATCTCCTTTGATTTCAAAAATAATCTTATTATCTTCTAATCTTTTATAATTCTTAAACATTTTTGTTACATTATTTCTAGAGATACTATTATGTTGTATTTTTACTATCTTATATCCATCTTGATTTGTATATCTTTCTATATCATTAGCTCTATTAATATTCCCACCAGCAGAAGAGAAGCCGTCTTCATCTATTGCTTCTGCAGTTATGTAATATGAATTATAATGACCTGGTTCACTTACTCTTATGTAATCGGTTGGTCTTTCTCCAGTCGTTCCGGTTAGATTAAGTCTCTTATGTAAGAAAGATTCGGGTGTATCCATCTCTGGATTAAACAATATCGTATTTTCCTCAGAAGAGCCTTTGATATATTTAGTATTAGAAGTTAGAAATGAGCTATAATTACTACTATAATCAAAAATAAAATATCTATTATTGTCCGAAGGTATCGAAGTGTATTCTGGGGAGCGAATAATATTCGTATCTGAAATGGAAATACTCTCATTTACAGAGAAATCTTTATTTATCGAATTACCAGCGGATTGAAAAGCGTAGACATCATTTGATGTGTTTCTTAGTATAGTTTGATCAAAAAGAATACCGCTGTTATTTTCTAAGGCTGGAATTACTCGATTATATATTCTAGTATATTTATTTTTAAAATAAGGAGAGAAGTCTTTGTAGAGAAAGCCTTCGACATTTGCATATTCTGGAGTTGTAGGAGAAGAATAATTTATTTGATATCCTAATAGAGCATAAGGCTCGTTTATAGTAACCACACTTGAATTGTTACATGATTTCATCGAGCCACTAGAATAATAATTTAAATTTTGTAGACTAACTTCTTTTATTAAATTTTGATAGGGAATCAGACCAGTAAATAAGACCCCAGAAGATTCTAATCCTAAATTATTCTTAGCAAAAACTGTCAAATAATGTAAACCTGTGTTTTTAGGTATATAATAGAAATATTGATCTGTTTCAGAAAACGGTAGTTCTTTTATCAAAAAATTAGAAGGATTATTATTGGGCTCTAAATTGTAAGTATAGTCGCTAAGATATATATTATAACCTTCTCTATTTTCTTTGCTTTGTATTGGTTTAATTCTAATTTTAAAGCCTTGAGTATTTTTAGTAATATTAATTACATCAGCTTCTATGGATGGAATATCGGTATCTAAAACCTGAAATTCTAAAACATAATTAGCGTCGGAACCTAGCTGCTGTACTCTCAATGTATAATTACCAGGATTATAAGGTGCTGCAACTGATAAAACTTCTTGATTTATATTTCCCGATCCAAAATGCTGTTGGGCCAACATTAAGCCAGGATTATCTCCTACAGTCCATGCGGAACCAGATTGAATGCCCAACCAAGCAACATTATCAGAAGAACTATAACCTCTAAGAAAAATTTTATCTAATATTTGATTATTCTTTACAAGGAAGGTAAAATAATCACTATTTCCAGCTACAAAACCAATGACAAAGTCATTACCGTTATTTAAAGTTACAACAGTTGGCGAATCCGTAGAATTAGAAAAAGGGCCGTCTATATTCTCATCCCATATCATCTTTTAACTCCTTTTCCTGTTCATTAAATATTATCTCCTAAAGCGTATTTTGTTTCATCATATTGTAAAGCTGTTACTTTATATCTATATTCTTCTTGCTCTTCAATATCTAAAATTCTAAATTTTTGGGTTTTATCTATATATGGCTCTAATGCTGCTCCTGGATATTTAACTCCAGGATCACTAAATCCAGAAACACTTGGGCTTTTATTGTAATCATAACTATCTGGATCTATTTCTATTGTCCAGACTGTATTTTGCATTAAAGTATGTTCTGTGTCATCTAAAGATTGTCCACCAAAATAAATTTTTGTATATCCTTGAAAATTACCTGTTGGTTCTATAGTTACATAATTTCCAAATACATTTGTTCCTACAGGATTCGAAATTGAATAATCTGTTTCATATTTTATTGTTTGAATTTGTTTTTTCCTTATAAGAGATGTATCTAAACCTGAAATTAAAGTTCTTTGTCCGTCAGATTTAGCTACAGTAAATGGTCTATTATTATCCGCTCCAAACTCTATGACTGCATTTCCAGTTTCTGTGCCTATTTCAACGTTTCCTGCGGGAGTTAATACATTAAAATTACATCCATTTATTGCTGGTAAAAATCCAGAAATATCTTCGTATTTAATATCTAAGATAGCATAATTTTTCTCTAATAAATATGTTCTTCCTCCTAAAATTTTATTTTGTCTATTTTGGTCTTGTACATACACAATGTCTCCAGGTTTTAAATACATCGCTGGCAAACTGGTCTCAAAAGTAACTAATTCTGACTCTAAATTTTCTGATAGTAATGTCCATTTTCCTAATCTTTCGGCTTGTCCTTCGCTTGTGCAACCAAAAGCGCTTACTTCTATTTCTTTTATACCAAACCTAATTAGACCTTCTCTACTTTCTACATATTTTACTGCTGGCTTATAAAAATTTTCTTTATCATTATATCTAACTAGCGCGACATTTCTTCTTACTCTTTTACTTGTATTACTATATGTAAATTCGCCATCTTTTACATTACTATTATTAAATATATATAATGGCTCTTTAGGCTTGTCTTGAGAAGTAAATATTAATCCAGCATTATAGAAAACAATTGCTCTAAAAATACTAGCCATGTCATTAACTACTTTATAAGCATCTTCTCTTGTGCTAATTAATACGTTACAAGTAAATCTAGGCTCCATTCCATCTCCTGCTCCTCCAGAGCTGACTAATTGATCACAATATTTTGAGATCTCATAAAGAGTCCATTTATCTGTTAAATCTGGATCTACATATTTACCCAGTCCATATCTTTTGTTTGTTATTAAATCATAGAAACACCAAGCTGGGTTGTCTGTCCATCCTAAATTAAAATTTCCATCCCAAATTCCGGTATAAGTTCTAGAATAAGGATTATAATTGCTAGGTATTTTTACTTTTAATAATCTTGTATCATAAGCTCTTTGTGGAATACTGGTAAAATATCTAGAATCAAAAGTCGTTATAACTCCTGCGGTATGTGGTAAGACTAAGAAATCATCATATATTTCAGTTACAGAATCTATCGCACTTTTTACAACTATATTTGGGTCAACACTCTCATCATAAACTGGTTCAATTTCTATTTCCCATCCCACAGTTGTTGATCTTACATATCGATTTAAACCAGTCCATTCAAACGTTTCGATATATGGTCCTTGATTTAATTTACCCGCAATTGTTAATGTTGAATAATCTCTAGCTTCTCCGGCTAATAATCTTTGTCTTTTATTAATATAATCCTCTAAAGATGTACGAAAATCACGTTGTAATTTATTAACGTCATTTGCGTATGTTGTATATACTTTGCCGTCATGTCTATGAGAATAAGTAGTTCTTCCATTAATAAATTCTGTGAAATTAGCTGGTTGTCTTTTGTATCCATCGGGTCCTGGTCCACCTCCTGGAGAATCTGGAGGCCAGAATAAAGATAATACATCATTTTCTTTACTGTATACAGTATTGTAATATGTTTCTTCGCTTATTGTAAATGTACCTGATGAGGCTCCAGTATAATTTGGATTTGGTATAAGAGTTACTTGTTTACCAATGTTTGGTATATAATCTATTCTCTTTAAGTAAAGATAAAAAGTCATTTCCTGACGGTCTACTCTTCCACTTACAGAATTTTTTGAGGCTTGATCTGCGCTGTCCCAAATAGTTAAATCAATAATATTTTTAAACAAACTCAAAGCTTTTATGTTAAGTCTTAGCCCATATAAATCTTTAGTTAAGATTGTTAATGATTTTTTATAAGTTCTATAACTTCCATCTTGGAATTTTCTTCTACCAAATAATTTAGTACCTACGACTTTTGTATTTGTTAGTCTACGTGGCATCTTTATTTTTGATAGTAAGGTATTTGAATTTTGATCATATAAAGATACAGTATCTAAATATTGTCCATTATTAACTTTTCTTGCATAAAAAGGTTCTTCTAGTTTTATGTTTCTTAATTCGCTTAATCTCGTGTGTCTTGGAGCAGAATCACCATAATCATAAGCTAATCGAATAAATTCAAAATTTAAACTACCTCTTTCTGGAAAGGTATTGTCTGCAATAGGTATTTCATTCCAGTATATTGATCTTAGCAAAGAGTCTGTTCCTTGATATTTGACTATTCGAACTCCATTTTTATATCCTATATCTCCTATTTGTGCTCCTACATTTGGTACTATTTCATAGTCTACAATACCTTCAATAGGCCCTTCTCCAAGAACATCTAATAAGGATATATTTGTTAAAGAAGTGATACCTATATCTTTTGTATCTTTTAATTTATTTCCATACCTAAATGCATAGTTATTTATTTGCTGCTTATCTCCTGCTCTGCTTACTATAGTATGACAATTGGCTGGAACTTTAGAATTTGGCAATTTATAATTATCATTCCAGTTTCTAGTGCCTTTTCTATTTGCTCCATAACGATTATGAACAAATATACCTTCTGCGATATAATTATGATATTTCTCTACTTCGAAATTATATACTTTTTCAAATCCATCGGGCTCTATTGTAATAATCTTTAATTTCTTTTTATTGAAAGTATATAAATAGTCTCCAACTTTTATATCTAAAAGTAATTTATATTCATTATCGTTTGTTAAAAATGGATGACATTTTGTGCATCTTATTTGTGATCCATCTTCTAATACTACTTTAGTAATTGGCTCCAAATCTTGACCTTCATCGAAAATTTCAGATATTTTAGATATTTTTAAATCTTGAGTATAATCATCATAACCATAGACTTCATCATCTTTCTTTAATTCTTCTATATTTTTTAATCCGCTTGGAGTATATACTTTAGTTCCAGCTGGAAAGCATCTGCTAGAATACGAACATGAATATACATCTCCTGCTTGTGTAGTATATGTACCTATATACATAGTAAATCTAGTGAATACCTTGTTAAAAGCACAAGTATCAGCTATATGTACATAAAATGTATATGTACCATTTGCATTTGGTATGCCATTAGGATATCTTAAAAGATTACTTTTTGATAATCTTGAATTTGCTGTTGGAGAACTTCTTTCTAAAGAACCTCCATCAAATATTACTTGATGTTCTACTTGAGTTGGACTAATTGTAATAGTCGGTACATTTTCTGCTTGATTTGCGCTAATGGAAGTTCTAATAGTATTCGTTGCAACTACTGATAAATCTTCTACAAATGGAGTAGATGCAGGTCCACTAGCATTTGCGTCTGGAGTATAACAAACATTCCCTAAACGATCTGCTTGATTTGTTAAAGCAAATTGAATAGCATAATTTCCTCTAACAGAAGTACTAAATTCTCCATTTCTTGCGTTTGCAGCCGTTGGATCATCTATTTGTAACCAAAAACAAGTTTCTGGGTCTACTCCTTGTCCAGGAGAAAAAGTGGTATTTGGAACAGTGGCGCCTATATTTGTAATACCACCAGGTTTTCCATCTTTTCTTATAGTTTCAAATTCATTTCTATTTATCTTTTTAAAGCTTAAAATTTCGTCTCCGTTACTAGCTAAATTCAAAACAATTTTATTATTTTTTATAATATCAAAATTCCATGATGGTAATCCAATTCTGCTTGGATAACTATTCGCTGCTGTAGGTCTATTATTTACTGTATATGGATTAAAGTTGAATGTTAATGTAGCTGTTGAACTTGATCCTTTAGCATTAGAGCAACTAGCGTAAGCATAAAATGTACCTGCATGCCTTGGAGTTCCTGTGATATGTTTGCTTGTGGAATTAAATACTAATCCTTCTGGCAAAGAAGATACAGCGAGAATTGTATGTTTATTATTTAATCCAGCTAAAGTTTGATTTCCAATCGCTGTTCCTACCGTGCCTGTAAAAGTTTTAGCTGATACAGTTGGTAAGGGGTCAGTAGTTTTTTGCACGCCATATAGTATAGACAAATTAAAGTCTTTTCTATTACCTGCGTCTGAATTTGGTCCATAGACTTTAAAACTTAAAGTTGCAGTTTTAATATCTGCGCCAATGCTTAAAGATACTGATCCACTAATAGTTTTAGTATTTGGATTCCATGTTAGCCCTAGATTTTGTAAAATATTTAAAGAATTTGAATCTAAACTGGCACTATATTGATTGCTTGGTATATTTGTAGTTAAACTATAACTAAAGGCTTGACCTCTAAAAGCATGTGTAGTTGGGGCACTAGTTACATTAATTGGATCATTTCCATATTGATCTGTGCTTTTTATTGTTAAACTTTTAGAAGCTTTGAATGTTTCTAACTGCGATGTTTTATTTTTACCACTACCAACGCTAATAAATCTATTACCATTTAATATAGATTCAATAATTCCAGTATAATATCCAACATAATTAATTCTATCTTTTACAAATGCTATATTCGTACTATTTCCATTTGCAAATCTTAATCTATCACTAGAATTTAAATCTGCTAATACTCCAAAATCTGTATAATTTAAATAAGATACTACTTGTTCCAATTGGACATTAAAAGAAAAAGCTGTGCCCACTCTTGATGTTGTTGTCGCTGAACTTAAAATAGCAGCAGCGGTTGGATTTACTCCTGGAGTACCATACATAACTAATCCATTCACAAAACTCCAAACAAACCAAAATCCATTTCCTCTATCTACTCCTTCAATACTAACTTGATTAGTTGATGATTCAGGTAAAGGATTAGGATAAGTCGTGCTTGCTGAAAAGATTGGATTATATGCGTCTACTAAATCATCTACATCTGCTAAAGTAATATCACTTGAACTAGGTTTTCCTACATCATTATATATTGCATATCCATCGTAAGAAACGCCATTTTTACCTCTCCAGGCTAGCCCTTCGATATATTTATTTGGATCACAATCTTTACATTTCTTTGCCATAAATTAAATTGATAATGAATTATCTCCTATTGAATTTCCTTGAATGTCTTGAATATTTATAGGATATCCTTGATGAGAAAAATAAAAGCTTTTTGTAGGATAATTTTTTTCTCCTGCGCCAACACCAATCGGAGCTTTACCATCGCTTTCATATTTATTTGCTCTTGATTGAATTCTGTATAATTGATCGTAAGAACTAAAAATTTGTTGACTACCTATGATTAGTCTACCATAGCCAATTGGTACTGGACCTCCTTCTCCAATAGTATTAACTGGACCATTAAATGTATAAGATGGTTCTCCACCTCCTGTATCTGGAGATGCCTCAAAATCTGCTGAAGGATTTGCTATCTGTTGAGGACTAACCATAGGTGGCGGTTTCATCAACAACATAGAAACTCCAAGAGCTACTAAACCTAAAATAGCTGGCGCCAACAGTCCTAATATACCCAATGAACCTCCACCAGATACAGGAGCTAATAATATACTTAAAAATACAGCAAAAATACTTTTAAATCCACCTCCACCACCTGCCCCCTTGCCTCCACCGCCACCTCCTTTTCCTCCTCCTCCATTATGCACCAAAATATTATTGGCTATGTAAGTATGATTTTTCATTACATGAAAATTATAAACTTTTTCATTTCCATCTTCTTCTATTCTTTCAATAGGCATTACATCTCCACTTTTATGAATTAGAACGTCTCCAACTTTAAAATTTTCAAGAGGACTAAATCTATTGTATTCATTAAAAAACCAATGATTTCCTGTGCTTCTAATAATTGATCCATCCCATAATGTAATTTTTAGAATTTTATTGTTCTCGTGCTCAAATACTTTTTCAATGATATCAATTTGTATATTTTTGTCTTTATCAAAAGATAAAATTTCGTCTCCTTCTTTTAAATCTTCTATATTTTTTTCTCCTTGAGGTGTTGAAACTTTAGTGCCAGCCGGAAAGCAACCTTGTGGTCCTCCGCCTCCTCCGCCACCTGCCCCTTCTACTATTGGTATAATATCTATAGTTTTTAACATAGATCCAAAGTTCATAAACATTTCTGATTCAGATAATTTTGCAAAATGTTTTTTATTAACGTCTTTATAATCTAGAGGCATTTCTTCTGCCTCTGGAACCCATAATGGACGATGATTAATTAATATTTCATATTTAGCGTTTTTCTCAGACTGATCGATGAAAAGCTTTGTTAGTTTGTTTGTGTTAGCTTCTATAGCTCTAAAAGCTTCTGCTACACTAGAGACATTTAGATCCCATTCCTCACCAATTTCTTGGCCCAAGTATCCATGTAGTTTGACCTTAACCATTTGCGCGCTCCTTGTACCTCAGAACATAACTAGTATGCTTCTTGAAGAAGTTATCATATATATTTACACAAGAAAAAGAATTAAAAGGCTGGTGTAAAATTAATCCATCACCAATATATACTGCCGCATGAGTAGGAAATTTATCAGAAACCCCAGGAAACATCATCATGATTCCATCTGATTTATTTAATTTAATACCTTTATCTAACTTAATAAAACCTTGATTTTTAAAGTTTGTTTCATATAAATCTTTTATATCGTCTAAATGTCTTGGATATGTTAAATCTTTAGGGAATTTAATATGAACTTTCTCTTCTTTTAAAGCATATTCTTGCATTAATGTAAAACAATCTGATTTACCTAAAACAAATGGTCTTCCTATATATGGATTATTCTCTTTATTTGGAGAATAAAAATTAAATATATCATATTTTATATTATATAATATATAGTGAATATTATATGCATTACTATTACTTTTATCAATTTCACTAAACTCTACGCTTTCATTTACATGAGAATGATAACAAGCCACAATCTTACCTAGACTAGAACAATTTAAATAATCTTGAGGAGATATAATAAAATTATTTATTTTATTTTCTGCTCTGTTTTTACATGGAAATATATCAAATTTATATTCTTTTTCTTTAAAGTAAATAAATCCGCAGATTTCTTCATTAGTCTTTTTAAGTGCAAGATTTTTAATATAGATTTTAATTTGAGAATTAAATTCCATATATTTATGGTCCTTGCATGCTTTGTTGAGATTGAAATTTTCCTTCTACCGATGGGAACCCGCCAAAAGGTAATACTCCCATCAATTGAGTTCCGTCTGCTGCTAATGGAGCTCTAACTTCGAATTTTAATAAAGTATCAGCAATGTTTTCGTTTGGACCAAACATATGATTTACTGCTAATGTTTTTACTGGAAAATTAATATTTTCTTTCCATCTTAATCTGCATCCAATTAAAGTCTTTGAACAAGCGTCTGACTCCCAATATTCTGTATTAGGTGGAGAATTGATAAAATCTGCTGTATGCTCTGATTTGCAAACAAAATAATATTTTATATTATTTTTTTCTATATGAACATAATTTCCATAGCGATAGTTTACGCCTTGCTGCCAAGCGTTTCTATCTATCCATTCTCCTTGTCTATATTGAGAAAAAGTTGCATCAGATGCGTTTGCTACTGGTGGAGCACTTTGTAATCCTTTACAAGACTGAGATGTAGAGACGCTTACTCTTGACATTCCATCGGATCCAGCAGTACTATTTGCATTTATCACAGAATTTACAACTCCAAACACTCCAGAATGCATTTCATTTAGTCTATCGTGTCTTTCATAAACGCATCCCTCTCCTCTATATGTAAATGGGCAATTTTTAGATAATAAAATTCTCGCTGGCAGTTTAACTCCTTCTATATCCAATAGTGAGGCTAATTCATATACAACATTTTGAGAATCTTCTTGAACTTTTCTATCAATATAGTATATATCAGGCGTAAGCTCTACTTCGTAAATATCAATCTTTTTTTGATTTATTTGATCTAGATAATCTCTTGCCATATTTTGATATGATGTATATATTTGCGTTGAATTTGGACTTGTTAATTCTTCTGTTATATAATCTGTAGCAACTAAGTGAATATTTTGAGTTTGTAATTGAGCATTATTTCCTGTATGAGTTGCAACGAATGTACAACCACTCGTACTAATGTTTTTTAAATATTGATTATATAAAAATCCTGCACTTCCCCAGCTATTAAATAATATCTTTGGTGTGGTAGAAAAAACAGTAGGAAAAATAATATTATGTTCGCCTGACGTAGCTGATCCAAAATTAGGATTTAATTTCAAAGCTATAAATTTTGCATTTTCATTTGAATATGGATTAACGCCTGTATAATTTCCGGTAGGAATAGTCAAATAATTTATATCAAAATTATTATTTAAAGGTTTAGAGAAAGCTGCAGTAAAACTTGTAGAAGTTTGTGTTGATATAGAATAATTAAAACTTTCAGCAATAGTTTCATTTGGTGCTCTCAAAGATAGAAAAGTAATTAGTTCTGAACCATTTTCAGAGAATGAAACTGGATAGTTTATAGTTGAGGTCGAGCTATTGCTAAAAGATACTGAATTAAAGTAACATAAAACTTTTATTGGCGTATTTAAATCTTTTTTTCTAAACTCTTTCTCGGACATCGGAATAATGTTTGTGTATGTATTTTGTGCTGGTATTATAAAGACATCAGAAGAAAAAGCGTCAATTACATCAGAAGTCTCATTTACCTTTTCATTTACAAAAAGATTAAAAAAATCTAAAGAATTTAAATGATAAATTTGCCTTTGCAGGTTAATATCTAAAGTCTTTAATCTATCGTCTGTTCTTGAACATGTAAATATTTTATTTGAAATCTGAATTGGTTTGACTCCATAAATTAACCATTTAGCAAATCCTATTGGAACTCTTTCTAAAGACCTAACAGTTAAAACCTCTCCGTCTCTCGATGCCCATGGCGTATCTGAGAAAGTATTAAATGGATTTACCGCTGCTGGGAAATTGTCTGGACTTAAATATCTTACAAAAGTTTTTCTTCTAGTAACTTTTGATCCAACAATATCTTTTAACTCTTGAATCTGCATTCTAATATATTTATAGAAAGAGTTAAATTCATCATCTAAAAATTGACTAGAAAATTTTACTTTTGGAGTTGGAATTGTACCATTAGAAGTTATATCAAACTGTTCTCCGTAGACTGGAAAAGGAAAATAAAGATTTCCTCGCCATTTTATAATTCCTCGGTTAATATTAAAAAGATTAAAATCATTATGTATTCTTATAATTCCGTCTCTTACTGGACCATTTCGATTGGGATAAGTGATGGTAGCAGGTTTAATTTCATTTAAATCTATTTCATATAGAAAAATTGGGGTTGTAGGTTCGATCTCATGGATATGAGAATTAATCGATCTTTGAGCTTCTAAAGCTTGTAAGAAATATTCACTAGCTTGAACGACTTGATTAGGGCTCGATCCCATTCCCATGTTATAAGTTCTCCAATCTCTTCATTATGCAGAAACTTCTTCAAGTTTTGCTCGAACAGAATAATTTTCTTTAAATGTAAAATTTGTTTCCCATTCTCTACATACATATTTTGTTCTATACGTTTGTTCGGAATATATGTCTCCAGGATTATAAGCAAAAGCATAAACACCAGACCTTTGCTTTAGAAAATGGACTATTGCTCGCGCTTCTCTAGATGTTCTTTGATCAAAATTTAATTGAAGAGTTTTTAAATCTGGATTAATACTTTTTGCTATTCTTTGTTCATATCCATTTCCGAATCTAATTGTAGTTACGCTAGGTTTATGTTGAATTGTAGAAGTATAAGAAGGAGTCCAAACAAATTTTGTAATTCTTATATTATTAGATAAAGTTATTACTCCTCCCCAATATGCGCCTCCAGAATTTGTATCTGGTTCACTTTCTACTGTTTTAAAATGATCCTTTAAACAATACCAAAAGTCACCTTTGTATTTCACAATATCATTCTTTAAAAAATTATGTCCTAGGGATTTATTGGCCCATTGAACCATAGGGTCATTAATAGAGCCCGTATCCTCTTGTCTCAAATCAATTCTTGGTATGCCCATGCCCATATATTTTTTCCTTAATTATGAAGTATAATTCAAAATCTTATCAATTAATACGCTCATGTCTTTTAATGTGATTTTTACTTTATGGCCTTTTTTATAATATAAAAGTAAATCAGCTGGAGTTAATTCGTTTGTGCTAATATTAAATCTATTTTTAGCCCATTCAAATGCGAACTTCATATTTTCTATTTTTAAATCATCAATCTTCTCTATTTTATCTACAAGTAATTCACAGTAAAATATATTACCATCTGGCCTATGTAAATTATATTTTGTAATTTGATCTACATTAGGTATCTCTGGATGAAGATAATCTGGGAATTCGGCAATATCATTAGAATTTAGCTTCCTAATAAAAACGACTTTTTCTATGGCCCCATCTTGGTTTCTTTGAATATGATATAAATTATTCTCTATATACCATGTTAACCAATTTTTAAAGCAGTAAACCTTCGCCTCCTCTACATTCTCAGATAGTAAGAATGTGTATAATTCTTCGTATATTCCTTGCATAAACCTTGCTCCTTTTATAGTAATAATTACACTTAAAGGGGTGTAATTATTATCAGGTATAAGGTATGTTATCTAGATTTACAAGAGAATTCAATAGGATTTATATTAATGATGTGCCTGTCACAGGCGCTCAATCTATTGCTGCTAGTTATGATCTACCTATAGAAAATGTTAAATATTTAGGATGTAATAATAATCATCTAAATACTGTGCCTATTGGCATGTTTGTTGGGGCTTTGAATTTAGACTCTTTATTTATTAATTCTGATCAATTTATTGAATACACCGGAGAAAAAGCAGCAAATTTAAAGATACAATACGATAATAATACATTCGTAATGAATAGTGGTTATATGGCTGAATATCAATTTTCGTGTGGAGTAGGTACAATACCAACTTTAGCTACAAAATGGAACTTTTACAGTGATTTTGGTAATGCAACCTCTTCAAAATTACCATTCATAATGGATGAAAGTAAATTAAATATCGTTAATCCAGGGGATATAGAAGTCAACTTTAACGAATTAGATTCAGAAAAAATTAATAATCTAAGCATAACTATTAGATCTAGTAGATTGCCAATTTTTGATGCGACTGCTGTGAAACCAATAGATGTCAAATTACAATATCCAATAATAATTAGTACTAGCTTTTCCATCTCTTTGCATGACTATAAAAATAAAAGCCTATTTGATTACCCTGCCAAAGAAAATGTATATAGCTTTGATATTAATCTAAAGAAAAATAATTCATCTACTGTAGTTAATTCTTTTAACATAGTAGATGCGCTGCTCGTAAAAGAAGACTACAATACAGATGTAGATGGCAGCGCTTTAATGCAATTAACTTATGAAAGTACTATCTCAAGATAGTGTAATTTTAATAGGTAAAAAGGAATAAGGAATATGTCTAGAATATATTATGATCAGTGCGAGGTTAGGATTAATAATACAGGAGTATTAGCTATATCTGCTAATTTTAATTCAGATATAACTATGGGCCCAGTTTATACTTTAGGTAAAAGAAAACCATTCAGAAGACAAATAACTACTGGACCAAGTTCAAGCACTTTTCAAATCTCATATTTAATAAATCCAACTGGTGATCCAGCTTTTAATACTGTGAAAGAAATTAAAAATTTCATTTCTGCTCCACAAAATTACAATGGCGTTAATATAGGTTTTGCAGGTATTACAGGTCAAAAATGTTATTTAAATAATTATAGTCTTAAAGTTGAACCTAATAATGTAATTACAGCGCAAGCAAGTTATATAACCTATGAACCAGTAATCACAAATGCATTGTTTCCTGTCCCAAGAAGTTTAGCAAATCCTAATAATGCTTCTGCAGATAGCATTGCTCATAGTTCAAAAACGAATTTAATATCTGGAAGAAATATATTCGCAAAAGGAACCGCGAGCGAATTAACCGCCGATTTGTATAGTCTAAATTATACTTTTAGCTGCAATCTAACACCAATTTACGTTTTGGGACAACAAACCCCAGTAGAAGTTAAACCTATTAGAGCTCAAGAGACAGTAAATATGACAGAAAGTTTATTTACAAAACTTGTTTATACTGGTGAAAATATACCTCTGAGAATACAAATGTCAGGACTTTTAGATTCAAATAATTTCACTATAGAAATGCCTGATGCATTCGTTAATAATTCTACAGTAGAATCAAATCTAGACGATATTGTGAGAGCAACAAAAACAATAGTACAATACTACTAATATGTTTTATAACGGAAAAAATGTAAATTTAGAAATAAATAATCAATCGATTATTGCTACTGAGGCTCAAATGGCTTATGAAGCTCAAGTTTCTCCTTATATTGAAATTGGTCAAAGATATTCAGATGAAATTAGACCTAATAATCCAATACAAGGATCTTTAAATTTTAGTTATTATTATACTGGCTCAGATCCAATTAAAAATTTATTAAATCTTGATGATTCTGTTAACTTTAATTTCGGTGGTATTAAAGAAAAAGGTTATATTAAAAGCTTTAATGCTAGATTTGCTCCTCATAATCCAGTAGTTTGCACAACTGAAATTATTTTTTTTAAAGCTCCTACTGGAAATTTTATACCTATATATGATAATGTCAATGTTTTAGATTCTGTAGTGCATGTTAATGAAATAAATATTACCAATTTTAATAATCAAAATTTAACTGGGACTTACTTAAATGCAAATTATAGTTATACCACAGATATAAGACCAGAGATATATATTGGAGATGTTTCTGAAAGAAGAGGAGTTTTTGGTCCAAAAGAAACTACATTAACAATAAGTTGCGATAATTTAAATCCTTTATTAGAGATATCTGGCTCAAAAGTGGGTGTTGTTTTGGGCACAGCGCCATTTGGAACTTCTCTAATCACGCAGGGGTATGGAGTAACAGGCTTTTTAACTAAAAAAGCTTTTCAAGTTAGAGCTGAAGAATTTTTAACAAATGAATTAACTATAAAACAATTTAATGTTATAGAAGAAGCTTCTATATCTGGCTTTTCTCCTACTTCTGGACGTTATAAAGATAAAATTTTAATTTCTGGAAGTAATTTTAATTATGTTGCTCAAGTATTTTTTGGAGAATATGAGGCTGACGGTTTTACTGTTATCAACAATAACAATATATCTGCAATTGTTCCTCGTGTTAAAAATATCACTAATCAACAAATAAGGATGCTTACTTTAGCATAAATATATATGGGACTTATCACATCTACAGGACTCTTTAGATATATACCTCCAAACCCAAAGATTACCTCTACGTCTAGTCCAACTGGAAACTTAGGACAAATTATATCTATATATGGAGAAGATCTAGATTATGTTGATACTCTTTCGTTTGCTGGAGAAAATTTAAATTTCGCATTAATAAATGGTACTCAAAGAATGGATTTTTTAGTTCCATCAAATCCAGATACTGGAAGATTAGCGATAGCTTCAAATACCTTTCAAATTACGGGTCAAAATAATTTACCATTTTTGCCTATATTTACTTTTGATAATTTTAATCCTAAAAACGGTTCAGAAAGTGATACGATTGAGGTTACTGGTAAGGTATTAACATCTATAATTACTGGATATATTTCTGCTTCTCCTATATTAGATGATATAAATTATTATTTTAGTGGAGATAGAAATATTTTTAATGTTCCAATGTCTACAAAAAGTGGAGTCGCAGAAATTACTTTAACTCAAGATTTTAATTTAACCCCAGAAATTAATGATTTTAAATTACTTGCAATAAATAATTTTACTTATAGTAGTGGAAAATCAATCAATCTTAAATATGATATTCCTGGAAATTTATCAAATAAATATTATCAAAATCATCTTTTATCTATGTCTGGTTTTATTTCTTCAGGTTTTCAAGCTTTTAGTACTGGCATAGCTTCTGGAGTTTCTAGTCAAACGATTAATTTTCCTTATAAATATAATGACACTAATTATGCAGTTTTTTATAATATAATACAAACTGGATTTGATCATGAAGATTCTTATATAAGCCATAAAACTACAGGATCTTTTAATTTAAATACAAGCAATGCTCTTAATTATGCGACAAAAATTAATGTTTTACTAATGAAAAGTAGTGGGTTTATTTTTGATTCTGGTTATTTTGAGAGAAATTATTTCGATGTGAACCAAAACTATTCTAGTCAAACAATATATTTTGATCGGTTAAGCGGTATAGATAGAGCAGATAATTTATATTCTCCGTTTTTATTCGCAAATATTGAAAAAATTGAAGGTACAGACATAGGATCAAGCTATGCTTCTGTAAATATATACGCTTTAGAAAAAAACTCTTTTCAAATTGCTATTCCAAATGCTTCAAATAACAAAGCTTTTAGATTAAATTATTTTACTATATCTAATACTGGCACAAATTTATCTACATTTACTTATGATGGAAATTATTCTTATTATAAAAAAATTTATTTATTAACTGGCGATGCAAGTACATTTCAAGAATCTATACCTTTAAAAAATTTAGTTATAAATGATAAAAATAATTTATCTTTTCGAATACCATCAACAGAATATTATATTAATGGAAAAATTAGATTAATTAATAGCACTGGAATATCAAAAATTTCAGAAAATAATTTTACAGAAACTCCTACGCCTTTAGCTGTATTACCTAATAGCGGATATAGAGGAAGCAATATTATGATACAAGGAGAAAGTTTTAAGAAACCAATCTTAATCGATAATCCATATCAATATGATAGCTGCTTTGTGCGTTTTAAATATTCTGATAATATATATCAAGAAAATAAAAGCACATTTCAAACTGCTTTTAGAATTATAAATAAAAAGTTATTAAGCGGTTCAATTCCATTAAGTAATATTCCTACAGGCAGATATACCATACAAATGATGTCTGAAGACGGAGGACTTTTCGAATGAGCGTATTTTTTACAATACAATCTGCTCAACCAGTTATAACTTCTCCAACTGGATTAGTAGCTATCAATGGAGAAACAATTTTTATATCTGGAGAACAATTTAAAAATAATATTATAAAAATATCTGGAGAAAATCTATACAAATCTACATTAAATTTTTCTATTAATGGACTTAATAATCGAAATATTTCTGGCGTAAATAATACATTAAGTGACAATGTTGTTGGATTTACTTTATCTGGAATTACTCCTTCAAAATATAAAATTTACGTTTATAATGACGCAAGTATTTCAAGTAATTATATTAATCTAAATGTTCTGAACGTGCCTTCTATAAGTGGTTTTGATGATGTGAATGTGTTACCTGGACAATACGTAAGAGTATCTGGTAGTGATTTTGTTCCAGGAGCAAATATAGCATTCATAGATAACAGTGGCAATAAAATAGTTCCGTCTTTCCAAGAGACAGGGTTATATAGAATAACAGGAGCCCAAATTCAAAGTTATGGCTCTGGATATAATATCGGTAATACATTTCATTTACAAGGTCTTAAGAATTATACTCCAAATTCATATGGAGTACTAACAGTAACTACTACTGGAATAAATGGATCTTTAGGTAGTTTTAACATAAATAATTCTGGTATTTTCACTGTACCAAATCAAAGCTCTGGTATTGAATTTATTCCTAATAATGGCGCAGGTAGAAATGCTTTAATCGATGTGTTTTATGAAAAATATGAAAATACCGGCTTAATACAATTCTTAGAATTTCAAGTCCCATACAACATTCGAAAATATCAAAGCGGTATAGTAGAGAATCTAAAATATAGAGGAATTTCTAGTGGGGCAAAATTTAGTAGTTTTTATATAGCTGGATATCCAAATATATATGGATTTTATCCTCAAACAGGACTAATAGAATCAACGCAAATATTATTGAGTGGAGATAATTTATCATTTGTACAAAATATCAAAATCGGAGAGAAATCAATATTTCCTTATGATATAATAGGAGATACAGGAATATATTTTAATCTCCCTAATTATAGTTCGTCTGATTATATTGATTTGTCTGGTGTTTATGGTTCAGATAAAAGTAAAAATATTTTAAATGTTTTTTATCCTCCAGTTCTGGCTAGCGGATTTACCCCAAATGATGTGTTAGCTGGAACAGGAACTCTTGTCAATATAAGTGGAAAATATCTACAACGTATTAATTATATAAATCTAGGACAACCAAATGTCTTGAGAAAAGATATAACAGTAAACGCTAATGCAGATAGAGCTTCATTTGTATTACCTAACAACTATACTACAACATCTCTTCGTATATTTTCCGTAGACTTTCCAGATTCTGGGACATTAATAGCATCTCCTAGTTCAAATAATCTTTTAATTTCTACTGTTAGATTATCAGAAAATAATGTTAATATAAGATATTTGTCTGGAATACAAGGAGCAAAGTATTTAGATGAAATTGAAATTTATAGTTCTAGTGGAACATCTGGAGATTATGGCAATCTAACTAATTCAGATGTATTTTTCCTTGGAATTACTGGTCATTTAGACGCGCCAAATGATTATTTGATTAGTGGCATTAAAACTCATAATTCTGCAACTGGTATTAGGTTTAGAGTTCCACGAGAAGTAAGAAATCCTCAAGCAAGAATTAGAATTAAAAGAAATCGTTTTGGAGAGAGTTATATACTGCCCTCAAATAAATCAATTGATATTTTGCCAACAATTCATAGTTGTTCTTCTTCAAATACTTTATATAATAGTCTCGGATACATAACGATTTCAGGAATTAACGCTTCAAATGCTAATTTAATATATTTTAGTGGTTATCCAGGAACTCAAAATCTTTTAGGTTACAAAGAGATAAAAAATTTTCCATTAGAGATTGTAAATAAAGATTTAACTCAAATCACAGGGGTTAATGGTGTTGGAGGAAATAATCTAGATGGATATTCAGTATTCGAAGCTAAATTAGGAGGCGATATTACTGGGTCAGGGGAACTATTTTTGTTTAATAATTATTATGACACTGGAATTGGATATGAAGATTTAATCATAACAAGAAATAGAAACGTAAGAGTATCAGCTATAAGTGGGTTTAGACCTCCTAATTCAGATATATTCACAAGTCCTGGTTATGTTTCCACTCCATTAGAAAATCCATTTTTTTATCAAATACAAACAAATTCAAGAGCAACTAGATTTGAATTTTCTGCAACAACTATTTCAGGAGTTGGAGATGGAGATTATCCAACTGGTATAGAAACATATTTAAATAGTGCAAATCAAATATTTGGTCAGCCTTTAGTTGGAGGAATTTTTTATCTAAAGATTCGGGCTTTAGATGGAGAAAGACCAAATGAAGGCATGATATTAAATCTTGCGGTTGGATATTCTGGTAGATCATTGAGCGGTCCAGGTATCACATTTAGAGGTCCATGGAAATATGGAGTAGGATATGTAGGCAGTAATTTAAGAAGAGATGTGGTAAAATACTCAAGAGAAGGAGTAAATCACTGGTATGCAGCTTATACAAATATAGATTCAGAGCCTCAAGCAGGAAATCCAAATTGGATTCCATTCACTAACGAATTTGCAGCAACTGCTACTCAAATATTGCTTGCTGAAGAATCAAACATTACCAATGCATTAAATATAGGTCAAGAAGGAGTTCCAAGTGGATATATTAAAACTGTTAATGACAAAAATGTAGATGAGGGCAGCGGATTTTATTTAGGTTACGACAATAGATACAACTTTGGAAAACCAAAATTTAGAGTTGGAAACCAAGATGGATATATTAAATTTGATGGAGAAGGTTTAGATATTCTAGGTCCTTTATCTGGAGTTATTACAACTTCTAAAAATATTAAAAATGCAAATAATATTGTTGAGGCAGATTCTTCCGTAGCTTTAGGAATTAATAATAAAATTGATAGGAAAACCGACAATGTATTTATATTTGGAACTTCTAATATTATAACAGGCTCCAGAAGATGTAGTATTGTAGCGGGTAAAGATAATAAGATATCTACAGTACAAAATTTTTATAGCGATAGTTCAACTATAGGTGGGGGTGAAAGTAATATTATATATGGTTCTTATTGCAATATTATGGGCGGTTATGGAAATATTGTTGATGCAACTTCAACAGGACTATCTGCTATTGCAAACGAATCATTTATTACTAAGATTAGTGGTGGAAATGTATTTCTAATTGAATATATTGCTCAAATTTTCACAAATGATCTTTCATTTTTAATTAATTTAGAAAGCAATAAAGATATTTATCAGATTGAAAATGTCTCGGGCATCAAAACTACAGATTATACTTTAGATATATATCCAGCTTTAGAGCAAGACAATGTTCTCAAGGTTCATAATTGGATCAGTCTACTATCTGAAAATTTATATTCTGGATCTTTCGTAGCGGCAGATGGAACGAATAAAATATGTGAGTTTAAAACTGCAAGAACAGGTTTAGACATAGGCGTAAAAAATCAAAGAGTAAAATTTAATAAAAATTATGTAAATTATACTGGAGGAAATGATTTAGTTCTATTAGATTATACAATATCAAATGATGGAAATTATAAATTATCTACAATTAGCGGGATTGATCGTAGTGGATTTAATATAGAACTTGCAAATAGTTTAAATGCTCCTGGAAATATAAATTATTTTGTTGGTCCCACAGGTTATTATACAGGCACAGATCAGAATATTGGTTCTTCTCTAGAAATTTCTTACAAATATCCTTTTGCAAATTTACTTACAGGAAATAAAACTTATTTTGACTTAGATCTAAAGTCTAGATCCAGAATAAACTTCTTTAATTTATATGATCGAGGAACAGAATATTTTTATCTTGCTCATTGCTCTGGCTCTGGAGATAACAGATTAAAATTTAATTTGGCGACAGAAATAAACCCTGCAAGCGACGGATATTTAGGCATTAATGTATTAGGCTATACAGGCAATGTTTTCAATAATAATATCCAAATTTATCAGACCGGCATAGCTCCTGGTTCTAATATTTATCAAATCAATTTAATATCTGGAATAACTGGATTAAACCAAGACTATGCAACATTTATAAATATTATTCAAACAGGTTCTGCTTTAGAAAATTATTACAATCATTATACATCTGGATTACAAACTGGACGTTTTTCTTTAAATTATACAGAAAAAATAAAAGAAAATCACACATTAAATATTGGAGTATATAGAACTGGATATTACGCTTTTGATAATGCTAATTTTTATGTTAATAAAATTACATGCGCCGGTAATTATAATAATAATATTGTTCCTATTAATTTTAATAGGACTTTAACAAATGTGCCTACTGTATTTTTATCTGTAGAGAATATAAATTCAGATAATAATTATTTATTAAATTTAGATCATATTTCTAAAACTGGTATGTTTGTAAAACTTTCTAATAAAATTAACCCTGGAGAATCTATAAAGATAAATTATTTAGCTATAGATAGAACAGGAAGTAATTCGTTTAACGCTAGATCTTATAAAATTACAGATCAAAATATAAATTTTACAGGCAAAGCTTATATCGATTTACCTGCAGAGTTCAATCATTCTGAATTGAGAATATTCGGCAAAGCCTATAGTGAAAACTTTGTATACTTGCATAATATATACGAAAAAGATAATAATAGTTTTTCATTTACATTATCAGATAAGTTATCTTATAGTGCAATGACAGGTTTAAGATATGATTATATGGTCACAGATCTTGATAGAGATTTTAATGTGGCGAAAGCAAATTTAAGTATATTTAATTATGCTCGTTTAGCGGCATTTGGATTTAATGATATAGGTAGTTCTACTATAGGCGGTGGAACAGGGAATTACATTAAAGGGTTAGTATCAAGTATCGCAGGTGGGGTCAATAATACTATCGTAGGTGATTTCAATCTTATTCCTGGAGGAAGAAGCAATGGTATTATTGACGCAGCGAATTTAAATTCTCAATATCCTAAGAGCGCATTTTGTACAGTCGTTGGAGGAAGCAATAATTTAATTACTGGTAATCTACAGTATACAAATATTGTTGGAGGTTCTGGAAATTTGATAGTTAATAATGATCAGATAGAAGAAAGGGGTTACTCTTCGATAATAGGAGGTACCGCAAATATATTATCTGGAATTTTTTCTAATATCTTAGGTGGATCAAATAATTTAGTAAGTGGAGCTTATAGTAATGCTTTAGGTAAAAACATTAATATTACAAGTTCGGGATCTACAGTTTTTAGTGATGCTTCTAGTGGAATTAAAAACATATCTCAAGCAAATACGATGGTACTAAATTTTGCTAATGGAGTTTATATCACTGGAAATAGAACAAATATGTCTCCAATTATTTTAGATGTAACTAAACTACCACAGCACACAAATACATCTTCTTTACCAGTAGGTGGAGTATATCGTAGCGGCAGCTTCTTAATGATTAAAAATTAAACTTTTTTAAGTCTTTCTATTAATTCAAATACTTTGCTTTTAGGAATATCTTTAATAGAATTTAAAGATTCTGCATTCTCAAATTTTTCTTTTACAAGTTTTTTCTTTAAAATTTCAAATGTAATATTTTTTTCTTGCATAATTTTTTCCAAAAGAACCGTGGGATTCATTGGATTTTCTTTTTCTACGTCTTCTTTCGCTACTAATCCGAGTTTTGCGTCTCCTAACTCTTCTTGAGACACGATATTAATTTTTAAAAAGTTACGAACACATCTTACAAACGCTCTATTCTCTGCGATTGCGGCGAGAAAATATCTGGCAAAATCTTTTGTATTAACAAGCGAAGCATCTGCAAGCGCTTCAAATACAACTGGACGATTTTCTGTTTCATAATTTGGAATCCAAGTGATTCTACAAGAAGTAGCGAAATAGTTATCTGTAGCTGTTATCACTTTATATTCGACACTTGTAAAACCTCTTATTTGAGATAGCTCTTTAATTCCGCCTAAAAGTATCAGCAGATCTTTATCTTCTAATTTTGATACGTCTGTCTCTTGGGTCCTCTGTCTATTTGGCACAAGATATTGTTGTTTTACCATTGCTCTCCAGTTTATAGAACCATCATCATTAAATTGATAAGATATATTATCGTTCTCTAATAGACCATATTGATTTCTAATAAATAGTTTTGGAGGAGTTATTTTTGATTGAGCCATAGTAATCTCTGTTTTAATTGTGTTTAATTTGCTAAGTTCCGAACTGCCCAATGAAATTGTTTCTTGCATTTTTTAATATTACTATATATTTAAATATTTGTCAACTCAAATATATATAAATATTTTGCTTCTTCCCAAAACTCTGGGGTATCAATTATTCTAATAGGTTTTCCTTCAAATGGCACTTTCTTTAAATATGCAGCTTTAGAATTATATATTTTACCTTCACTAATAGTTATTTTATTACATTTATAATATAGATTACTTATAAGATCTTTATTATCTTTCATTTTCTTAATGTCTTCTTTCGTGGTTTTATTTAATTTTAATACTTGGGCAGAATCAATATAATCTAATTTTATTGATTTAATAAAATCTTCAGATAGAAAACTAGATAATACAAATGGTTTTCCAAGTTTTTTAAGATCTTTTGCAAAATTTGGACTGTGGTCTTCATTAAGATCACAGATAATCTGAGAAATATTATTTTTATATTTATTCAATAAATCATATCTTATAGGTTTTGAGGTAACTATAGAGCAGTTATTTCTTTTTAATTGCTCTTCTAGAACCTCTTCATTAAATTCATAATCCATTCTCATAATTAATGAGTTGACTCCTAATTTAGATATATCTGCTATGACAGAATTTGGTACGGATTCTATTAATTTCCTATTGTAATCTTGGCCTAAATGTACAGTTTTAATATTGCATTTATCTAAATTCAAAAATTCCAATACAGCATTAGCTATCTCAATTGGATCTATCTCATTAATTGTCTTGGGTGATTCTTCTGCTGAATAGCTTGGTTTTCTATTTTCTTTATCTATTTCTAAAATTTTAACGTTATTTTTAGAACTAAAATATGGCCCTGCATTTTCTGGTCTACTATTAGAATATAATACAACTATAGGCTTATCATAATTACTAGCTATATGAACCCCAAAACTATCTGCACCAAAATGTAACAAACTTCTTTTAATTACATATGCTGCCTGATTAATTGTTGTCTTGCCTTGTAAATGATAACAATTTTCTATTGGTTTTTCATCTTTCCCACCGATTTGTATAATGTGAATATTTTTCTCGTTTAATTTTGGAATTAATTGGTTAATTACTTCTTGCCAAAAATCATAACTTTTTGAAGTATGTTTACTGCAGGGTTGAAAAGATATATATTGATCAAAAGGGATTGGGCAATATTTTTCGTATATAAATGGTTTATCAATTTTTAAGCCACAATTAAGAGCGTATGTTTCAACTAGATGCATATTTGTAATCCTTGTAAGCTATGTTAGTCTTTCCATTATGAAGATAAGTTAAAACTCTTTGAGTCTGAGTATAGGGCAAAAATGCTATATCAAAATACCCTTTATGAGGTCCAATTCCTTCAAGCCAAACTAAACTGTCCATTTGAGATATGTATTGAATCACCTTATGAATATAAGGATTCGCTTCTAGCACCTCAAAATATTCTGGTTTTGTCGCTACGTACAGATTGTATTCTGGATATTGTTCTTTAATAGATTTGAATAAGCTAGTAGATAAGAATACATCGCCTATACTTTCTGGCATCACATAAAGTAGTCTTTTTCCTTCATCGTCTTTATCTAGAAGATCTTCAAAAGATATAGATTTATTTTTATTATTATCTTGCAAGGCGACTTGTCGAAAATAGTTTTCTATGTCTACTCTTTTTGTACCCTTACTAATTTCATTCATCCAATATCTGTGTCCTTCATCACCCTCGTTAACATCTTTCATTTTTAAAATATTATGATACATAAATTTTAACCAGTCTGAATCATTTTTTATATCTGGTATTTGGACATAGGGATCTTTTTCTTCTGTTTTGAAACTGATATCTTTATCTAAAAAAGAACAAGAATCAATAAAGTCTTCAATAAATTTACCTATAATTTCGACTGAATAATTATTTATTGTCCATTCTCTAGCTTGTTTTCCAAGCTCTCTTCTTTCTTGTAAACTCATCGAGTAGACTATCTTTAGATTTTCTGCTATAGAATTTGGATCGGTTGAAGCTTTAATAAATTCTGTTCCATGCTCTCTATATTCAAACCAATTCAGTGCTAAACTTCCTGCTTCTTTTTTGCACATTTCTTCTCCACAGCTATAGTTCGTGACTAGGGTGATCAACTCTGTTAATTTTGCTTCTTGAATAGGAATCTCTTGTCCTCCGCTAGTAAATGGATGACAGTAAACATCCATCAAATTATATATTTCATTTAATTCTTGTTCTGAGACCCCTAATCCTACATTAGTTGTAGTTAAAGTTTTCTCTGCTCCGCAAATATCGCAATTCTGCTCTTGTCCTACGAAATTTTTAACTTTATATGATCCACATGATTTACATATATATGTTGTATAAATATCTTTTTCATCTATATGATACTCTTTTGCCAATTTCATTATATTCCAGCCTTCTCCAAAACTAGTATGTAAAAGTAGTCCAGAATTTATTATATTATTTTCTTTCTTCCATTTTGCATATCCTTCTAATAGATTAGGAACGCTCTTTCTTAATTGATTTCTAAACACAAATCCAACAATAAATTTATCTTGATTGATTTCGAATTTTTTTCTAAGGCTTAACCTTTCTTGATCAGACAAGCGATAGAAATTCTCTGTATCTAAAGCTCCATGAACAGTTTTAACATGATTATGTCCTGCTTTATGTAATTCTTTTGTAGCAAAATCGCTCCAAATCCAATAATTTTTGACTTTAGGTGCACATTTTACTGCGGAGTCTAGTATAGGTAAAGAATCTAAAGTGGTCCAAATGACTGAATTAATTTTCCCAAACCATGGCTTATCAATAGCAAAGTCTACTCCCCATATATCTTGGACAGCTATATATACGTCCGGCTTTTCATCTTTTATAATTTCATCTAAAAGATACGCTCCATAGCTTGCTAGCCTAGCTAAATGTGGGTCCTTATTTAATTTTTCGACTTCTTGTTGGGTATTTGGTAATGCACCACAACTTTTCCAAGGAGTTCTTTCTAGTTGACCATTTCCTTTTTGCATACCGCAACAGTAATGAACTATATCATATTTTCCAGTTTTATATAAATGTTTTAAAATTGCTTTAGCATTCCTGCCAAAGCCTGTTTTAGCTAATGAAAAATCCGACTGAAAAACAATCTTTTTTCGCATTCTTTTTACCAAAGATCATCTTCTTGTTCTGAAAGATTACCTTCTTCTGTTAGATCTTCCACATCGTCTTTTTGCTTTCTACTTTCTATAGCTTTTGACTTTGCATTTTTAAGTTTTTTAATTTCTTCGCTGCGTTCCGTGGAAAATATATGACTCAATCCAAATTTAATATATTCCGCAACCATTCTAGCTTCTGCAAATGTAAAGCCAATAAGAAAACTGATCGCTGGTTGTGTAGTCTGGGCTTTTGAATTTTTAATTACATTAAGGCTATACCCAACTTGCTTGTCTTCTCTAATATAAGGAGAGAATTTAATCCCTAGTTTTTGATTTTCTGAATTATGAAAAAAATCTGCTGTTCTATTATTATCTAGAGCATCTAAAATACCACAAACTTCGATTTTTGATAATTTAACTACCACTTTCTTCTCTGGATTCTGAGCATTTTCTGAGAAACTACCAATTTTCTTTTGGTCATTCCAGGACGCTTGTTTAATTAAATTTAAATAAAAATTGCCATCTAAATTATTAAATGAAAAGCTGCAAGCTGTTCCGGTGTTGCGAGGAGTTGGTTTATAAATTTGTATCATATATTATATATTATCACATACTAAATAATAAATCAAATTATTTTTCTTTAATTTCTCCAAGTTTCATAAATATTTTATGATCTTGAACCGCTATTAAATCAGCAAATACAGCGTCTTCGCTCTTTTTCTTTCCTTTTACAATTACTATATTATTCTCCGCTGGCATATGACTATTCATTTCTTTGCATTCTTCAATCTTATCATTAAATATTAAAGTATTAATCTTAGCATTTTCATCTTCTATATTGAGTCTTAAATACCTAGTCTTTTTAGCGTTATTAGAAACGCCTAGATAATCCTCTTTAATTACTCCAATAAATAATACTGGCAGTCCTTGAGGAGCTTCATTTACCTCTCTAATGCTAAGAAGATCTGGCTTTTGATCGGAGAATATATCTTTTAATGTAGTATTATATGTATAGCCTAATAACTTGTTTTCATAATACCAGTTTGCAAATCTTTCATTCTTGCTATTTTGTTCATATATTTTTTTGTAAGGCTCATATGATTTTCTAATGGTTTCTAATCTGGTATCTTTAATTATAAATTTACCTTTTTCATCTTTAGTGGCATTTAGGAATTTAATGATTTTAAATAGATCATAATCAAATTTTTCACCATACATAACCGCATATTTTTGTTCTGTTTGATTTAAAACATTCCAAAGTTGAGCCTCTAGAACGACTTTGCTTCTTGATTGTTTAAAATTCTCTAATGCTCCAGCTTGAATTAACGGAGACAATACTCTGATTGACAGCTTAGCCTGTTGAGCAGATTTGAAAACATCAAATTTGGTCGCATATTTATTTCTAAAATTATTTAGTCTTTCTATAGATTTATCTGATATCCCTTTAATTGATAAAAGACCAAATCTTATATTTTTACCTTCGACGCTGAAATCCATTTCTGATTTGATAATATGTGGTGGTAATAATTGTATATCAAATAAATCCATTTCTTTATGAATCTTTGATATCTCTGTAATCGGATCTGGCTCAAATCTAGTCATTTTCAATAAGGATAAAAAGAATTCTCTAGGATATTTAAATTTTAAATATATAGTAATCGCAGCTAATGCTGCATAGCTTTGACTATGACTTGCGTTGAATGAATAGTTTGCAGAATCTTCTAAAATTTTCCATAGCACTTCGGCTACTTCTTTTGGAAGATTATTCTTAATACATTTCTTCTCAATCTTTTCTTTCCAAGATTTGATTTCTTCTACCTTTTTCTTTCCCACGATTCTTCTAAGAATTTCTGCTTCATCCAATGTGAAACCTATTTTATTCGCCATTTGCATTAGCTGTTCTTGATACAAAGCTACTCCACCCGTACGCTTTAAGATATCGTCAAAGAAAGGATGAATTGATTGGAACTCTCCAGTTTCAATATATTTAGCATACTGGTCAACAAATTGTAAGGCGCCAGGTCTAGCCAGTGCGAGAACAGCGCTTAATTCTTCGGAATTCCTAGGCTTAACTTTTCTACATACTTTAAAGTTTGTATCTGCTTCGATTTGAAATAAACCATGTGGACTTTTTAAGTCTTGTAGTTGTTGATATATAAAAACATCTTCTATATCAATATCTTCAATATTTTTATTGATCATACTGCAGACATCATAAACTACAGATACGCTTCTTAAGCCTAACAAATCCAGTTTTACATTAAATTGACTTATATCATTCATATCGAATGCGCTAACAGATTCTTTATCCGAGGATAGTTCTAACGGACAGGTATCCGATAATGGACTATGAGATATTTGAATACCCGAAGGGTGTACGCCTTTATTTTTAATAAGATTTCTTAATTTTAAAGCTATATTATATATTTCTAGGTTTTCGTCACACCATACTTTAAATTTTTCTACTTCATTATATGCTTCTGAAATATCTTTTACTTGACCAAATATTTTTGGTATAAGCGCACTTACGCCAGTCATTTCGGTCTCGCTTTTCTCGTCAATTATCTTTCCACATTCCTTTATTAATAGTTTTCCACTGAGAGTATTAAAAGTTAAGATTTTACTAATTCTATTTGGGAAAATTTCATTAAGAAAATCAACGACTTTGTATCGATTATAATAACAAATATCAAGATCTACGTCACACATTAAACTGCCGTCCAAATAAGTTATTCCATCAACAACCTGCTTTTTAGCGCGAATCTTGGATATAAATCTTTCAAAATAAAGGTTATGTCTAATTGGATCAATCTTTGTGACACTTATAACATAAAGAATTAGGCTTCCTGCTGCGCTGCCTCTGCCTAATCCAGTAGGTATTTTATTTTCTTTACAATAATTAATTACAAGCCATACCAAAATGATATAATCAATAAACCCTAAATCTTCAATAATATCAAATTCGTGATCTAGTCTCTTTTTATATTCCTTGCCATTTGGTAGATTTGAGTAGGCGAGTTTTTTAAGAAAGTCCGTGTTCGATGCGTCTTCAGACAAACCTAAATTTCTTTTATATTCAGGTTTAACCTTAAACTCTGGTAATCTTATACCATACAAAGGCAGATCAATTTTCTTAAATGAATTGGCAAAATCAATAGTCTTCGTCATCACTCTTTCTTTTTCTTCTCTTCTTATGTTTATTTATTGATTTATCTAAATTTTGTTGAAATTCTGTAAGACCTTGTTTTAGAGCAGCGAAAGATTTTTCTTCGTTATTCAATGAATAAAATACATCCGCTTTACTATTGGTTTTTCCGTGTTGCAAAGTGATTAAAAGATAATCAATATTTTCTTTCTCGAATTTATTGAGAATGTCGTATATAAAATCCATTGATGCCATAATTAGTTATTATAATCCTTTCTTATATAGAATGCAATCAAATGTTGACCATATATTTAATTTTATTCCAAACTTTAAAATTAAGCTCAAGATCTGAGAGTGCATTATGCAATGAATCATAATCGTGATTAATATCTAAATCTTTTCCTGCAGTTGTTAAATTTGTCCTTACGTTTTTTACTTTCGTATGATATAATTTATACATATATTCTGATAGATTTTCTTTTTTGGGATCATATGCTGAGGAAGTTTTAATTCCTTTATATAATAGATTAGTATCTATACTCTTAGCCAAAAAGTCAATAGGCTTTTCTCCCATAAATTTATAATATTCGTTAAGAATATAAAGATCAAATCCTATAATATTATGCCCAACAATATAGTCTGATTTTTCAATCCAATCCTTAAGAGTTGGGAAAAAAGCCTCTGGATCGATACCGTTTTTTTCAATATATTTGGGATCGAATCTTGTTATCCTTGCCGCATCTTTACTAATTTTTAAATGAGTCTTCCACTTAATATAAGCGTTTTTGGAATCAATAATTCTATCTCCTTGACATTTTAACATTGCGATTTGCCAAGGTAAATTATGACAGAAATTTAAACAAAGATTAAATGTTTCGCAATCTATAAAAAGAAATGTTTTATCTTTATTAAATCTTAAAAGATGTTCATCCATGATTTTGTTCTTTCCAGCTTTCTACGCAGAATTCATTGCTCGACATATGCTCCATCTCTGGCTTGTTGAGACTAGTTCTGCTGTTAATGCATTTAAAAGTTAAATAACTTTTAAAATCTTTTCTATTTTTATAATAAATACTTTTAGTTTTAATAACCTCTAGTTTATTTGTTTCTGCAAATTTTAGCATTTTTGATTTTAAAAGCGGGTCAAATATTAAATTATTTTCTTCGGTAAATACCACTGGCTTATAATTTTCTACAAACGGAAGACACTGATATCCTCTCAATGAATTGTTAAATATAAAATTATCATAGAATGGTATTGCTAATCTAATATGCTCATTGAATACATCTTTTAATACTTGCATATCTAATCTTGGGGTATAATAAAATCCTTCTGTGCTTGCTTTAGTCCAAAGCTTGATTAAAGTCTTGTATCCTTCATTGCCATCAGCAAAGATAATTAGTTTATGATGCTTCTTAAGCTCTTCTTCATTTTTATTATTAATATTATCACAAAATACAAATTTAACGCCAAATATAAGATCAATGTTGTTTTCTTTTAAATGTTTATATGCTTGAAGAAATCCACTAAAACAATCTTCTACAAGAAAAACTTTTTTAAGTTTATTGTCTTTTGCAATTTGTATAATAGAATCTGGTTCATTATCCTCATCATTCTTCTCTTCAAGAGTAAGAATACTCTTACCTATTGAAAAATGGCTTTTAAATAATGGCAGGACTTTATACATGATATATTTATACTATATCTTAATTTAAGTGTCAAGATAAATCATCAAAAACATCTTTGGTTTTTGATGACATTTCCTCTAAAATATCGTCAGTAGATTGGTTTATAGATACATTGTTAAATCTTGGACATCCAGCGTATTTTCTTTTTTCTATTTTAAATCCTTTTATTTCTTTAAATTTACCATCAAAATTTGATTCTACGATTTCATCCTTCTCATTTAATTTAACATAGTATTCAAATGAATCCTTATATGGACATTTCCAGTTTCCTACTCCGCACATCCATTTATTCTTTGGGTTATCAGATGCAAAATTAGATTCTGCGCTATTAATATTAAAATTATTAATATGGGCATTTACATACTCTAAATAATGCTCAAATCCTTTAATTTGATCATCATCAAATTGCAATTCTTGAACTGGCTGCTTTGGGAACCTCAAGAATAGAAATCTTACTATAGGCTTTAATTTAGGCCATAATTTTTTACTAGCCAAGCTATACATCATAGCTTGAATATTGGCTTCTAGGTCATCACCCCTAAATTTAGCTTTCGAGCTTTTGTAGTCGATTATAAGCATTTTATTTTTGGTCTTAATAGGCTTATCTATAAAGCCCTTAACATGGTATTTTGGGCTCTCGCTTTTAATTTCAAATGCATATTCTGGCGATACGATTTTACCGTCTTCTCCGTAAAAATCATGTTTTAATCCTACTAATATCATTTCGTCAATAATTTGAAAATTACTCATGTCTAATGGAGCTTGATTAATAAGCTTTTTTGTTAGTCTTTCTATTGCTTTGCTGCCCTTAATTGAATTATTTTTTATAATTGATGTAAAATGTTTCTTATGCTTTTTATTTAATAAAATTTCAAATATTTTATGGCAAACTGTTCCTCTTAGCGCTCCATCATTTTGAGTCTGTGGTATTTTAGTGTGATAGTTATTCCAATATACCCAAGAGCAGGTCTCTAAAGTTTTAATTCTAGATGCGGATAAAATTTTTAAAGGTTTGTTGTCCATTGTATGATTTCTTCTTTTGTCATCTCACCAAAATCTTTTTTTGTTGGAAGCGTTATTGATATTTGATGTTTATCAAAATGCTTTAATAGTTTTTCTTTCGTTTTTTCTGCTGCTAGGTTACCTGCATTGTTTTTTGAACTGTCATTATTGAATGATATATAGATTTTATTTGGATTTAATATCAATAGTGTATTTAAAATTCCGGTACTTAAATTTAATCCAAAGGTCACTATTGTATTTTTTATTCCAGCTTCCCATAAGGCAAGCATATCACCAATACTTTCAATAAGAATAACGTTTTTAGATTCCGATAAAATTTTTGAATTTATTTGAAGCGGATATTTCCAATTCGATTTATCACCTACTAATTTCCATTTTGGACACATTTTTTCATTTCTATTTAAAATATCTCTACCTGCAACCCCGATCAATTGTTTTTCTTTATTAAAGATAGGAAATACATATCTGCCCTTCATTCTTCCTTCTTGTAAAATTCCTCCTTCAAATATATTTATAGTTTCATCAGATATATTTCTTTTATTCCAAAATGTATGATCTTTTACCAATTTAGACAGTACATCAGAGGGATAACATTTTACTTGTTTGATTTCTGGCTTCTTGTATACTGTAAATGTATTTGTATTTGGAGTTTTTTGATTAATCCATTCTTTAGCTTCAATATTGTTTGGCAAATTTAATGTCATTCTTACTAAATCTTGCAAAGTCCCTGTGGTATTTTCTTTGTAGTCTATCCATTTCCCGCTGTCCTTATAAATAACTAATACATTTTCGTTATCTGAATCTCTATATAAAGGTTTTGTTCTATACTCTTTCGAGTATTCTTTTAGATTATAACCAAGATTAGATAATATTTCTTTTACGTTTTCCATTGTAAAGCTTCGCTAATTAAAGGAAATTCTTTAATAAATATTTTTTTACATCTATCCGCAATGATTCTATGTTCTTTTTGAGTATTTTGTTCTGTCCTTAATTCAAGATAATGAATCCAGCTTCTTAAAGAACCTTTCATATACATGGTTGTTTCTGTTGTTAATGGCAAAATCATTCTTGCTACTTCTTTCGCTACTCCATTTTCAATCATAGTCTCGTAACAGTGATGAGATAATGATATTGACTCTGCAATAAGATTGCTAATATTTTCATATGCAGGATTTGTTACTGGCATAAGATTTTCCCCAACTTGTCTATTTTTATCTCCTTGTAATCTTAATTCAATATCTTCAAATTCATTTGCAATACTATACCTTTGACTAAATTCTTGAAATGAAAATGATCTATGTCTTAGTATTTGCGCTGCGATAGCTCTGCTAGTTTTAATTTCTAGTGTCATGTCAACTAATTCAAATGGAGACCAATGCTTATGCTTAATTAAGAAGCCTAATAGTTTTGGCGCAGTTTCTGTGCTCATCTGGTTTGATGGATTACTAACTCTGGCACAATAAGCCACTAAATCTTCTGCATTGTTAATGCCATCAATATATGGTTGAGTAATTGATATTAATTTAACATTCATAATAATTCTCCGTCTTCATTTTGACCACCTTCATCAAAATCTAGTCTTTCATTTTCTGCATCTACAATCTCTCTTAAAGTGCCTCTTTCTTCTACATTAAAATTGTTTACTTCAAAATTAATATAATTATTAAAATATTTAAATTCATTTTCTCCAACTCTTCTACGAACAAGATCGTGATGACCTGCGCCGTCTCTGCCTTGGAATCTAGTTTTAATCGCTATTAACTTATGAGTTCCGAATTGCTCACCATCTACTTGTATTTCGTCTTGAGTTTTTCTTCTAAAAATTCCCACAAATGACGCAAACCATTGCATACGATCAGATAAGGCGATAGCAGAGCTATCATCTGTAACTTGATTTGCGCTTCTATTAAAGTTTTCTCCAGTTCTATTTAATTGCATGGCAGTAATAACTGGGCATTTAATTTCTTCTGAAATTCTTTTTAGTTTATCAATCTTATCTCCAATAGCTTGATGTTCTGCCCAATTTTGACTTACTTTTTCTCCGGTCAATTTAATATAATCATAAACTATAAGAGCTTGATTGCCTCTTCCTACTTTAGTATAATACCACCTTCTAATAATCGATGCAACTTCATCTACATTTTTATTTGCTACATGATAATGATAATGAGTCATTCCTTTAACTTTAGGCCAAGCATCTCTTACCTTTTGAATCATTTCTGGATTTTTTCTCCAATTGCCAGTTTCAATGAACCAAAGTGGAACGCCAGATATGCTAGAAACGAGTCTCATTTGAGTGTCTAAAGTAGACATCTCTGTATCTAAAATTAAAGCTTTTGTGTTTTTATTATGAACATTTGCTGTTTTATAAGCAATATCATTAAGCCATGTGCTTTTGCCCTGTCCAGGTCTACTTACTATAGAATAAATATTCCCCTGTTTTAGACCTCCATATAGATTATTAAAATTGTTATAAGGAGTTTTTAATCCAGTCTCTTCTCTTGGATTATTACCAATCTCTTCAATAATATTTTCCATTTCTTCAAACAAGTTGATTGGTTCGCCTTCAAGGTAATATTGACTTACTTTATTATTATAAATCTCATCTACTTTAGACACAATAGAGTCTATGCCATCCTCTGCATTTTCTTTAACGAATTTTTTAACATTTTCTGCAGTTTCAAACAGCTCTCTACGAACTTTAATTTTACTTAATTCTTTGCAAGCATTAATGGTCCCTTGAGTATTAATTTGAGTAAGAGCTAAAGCATCAATATATGAAAAAATATCAATTTCATCTTTAAATGATATTCCTAGATTTTTAATCTTTTGAGCAAGCAGCACTTTATCTATCTTATTATTCTTATTTAGTTCGTCTTTGATACAAGAAAAAATAGTACTGTGCACATCATTAAAAAAATCTTTTTCAGATATAAATTTTGAAACATCAAAAAATACCTCTGGATTCCTAATGAGTCCGCCTAGAACATGTCTTTCGACCTGTACAGAATAAATGGGCATAACATCTAATTGTAGTATCTATTTAATTTTTAGTCAACTAATCTTTTTTCTTGCGTTTCTTTTTACCAATCTCCGCAATATTTTGTATTGTGCATTCAATATTTAGTGAATTCATTGCTTCTGCCCAATAATTTACATATTGCTGTAAAGCCATAGCATTTAATTGATTATCAAATTTTGTTGTGACTTGAGGATCGCCTTCGGAATTAAAATTAAATAAAATAAATCCTCCAAATGAG